TTGTGGATCAGGTTATACTTGCCGGTGAAATGTTGGCTCAATTTATATACAACATTTCAATGCTGTTTACCAACGTGTATGTTACTGCTGTAAATGGTAATCATAGTCGGCTCACCCCCAATAAAAAGGACGCTATCATTGGTGAACGCTTAGATAGGCTGGTTACATGGCACGCGACCACTGAATGTAAACACTTGCCAAATGTGAGTATTAGTCAACCTTTAGATGGGTTCCATGGTACGCTGGACATAATTGAGATTCGCGGCAAGTCGTATGTGCTTGACCACGGAGACTTCGACCAGTTTACTGAGGCTGGTGTTGCTAAGTTAATCTCTTATTTGGGCTTTGTGCCGAACGCAATAATCTCTGCGCACAAGCATACCCCAGCATATATGGAAGTCAATAGTGTCGCCTGTGTGCAGAACGGTTGTCTGTCGGGTGGTGGCGATCAATTTACGTTGGAACACCGTCTGGGCGGTAAGCCGTCGCAAACTGTATGTGTGTGCTCAGATGCGGGCATCGAAGTTATGTATCCGATTAAACTGATATAGTTTCATACCGCTTTCGTCTGTTGAACGATTCGCGGTTTTGGGTTGAGTATGTTCAACTCTCTCCCTCCTATTGTGGCGAAATGCCATATAATTGAGGGCGCTATGTATGGCGGGCAGACTCCCGCCGCGCCCTCCTATTCTAAAGGAGGAAAAATTGACTACTGATATACAGATTTTTAAGAATGAACAGTTCGGCCAGATTCGTGTTGTAGAGCGTGACGGAGAGCCGTGGTTTGTGGCGGTGGATATATGCGGAGCATTAGACATAGCGAATAGCCGTGACGCCCTTACGCGAATTGACGAAGACGAAAAGGGTGTAGCTTTAACCGACACCCTTGGCGGGGCGCAAGAAGTAGCTGTTGTTAATGAACCCGGTCTTTATTCTCTTGTCCTCGGCTCTCGTAAGTCTGAAGCGAGGGCGTTTAAGCGCTGGATAACGCATGACGTCATTCCTGCTATCCGCAAGACCGGAATGTACGCTACTCCCGCCACTGTGGAAGCTATGCTGGCTAATCCAGATACCATGATTCAGGTGTTGCAGGCATTTAAAGATGAACGCGAACAGCGCTTGGCTTTGGAGACAAGGGTTGTAGCGGATGCGCCTAAAGTAGCGTTCGCTGATGCTGTGGAAACGTCTACTGACAGTTGCCTTGTGGGGCAGTTGGCAAAGATAATACGTCAGAACGGATATGAGATTGGTGCGAACAGACTGTTTGAGTATTTGCGTAAAGAGGGCTATCTTTGTAGAGCCGGTAGTAATCGTAATATGCCGACCCAGCGCAGCATGGAAGCTGGCTGGTTTGAGGTCAAAGAAAGTGTTCTTGAGAACCCCGATGGCAGTATTCGTGTAGTGCGGACTCCGAAAGTCACCGGTAAGGGTCAAATCTATTTTGTGAATAAATTTCTTCGTCCAGAGGCAGTGAGGTCGGAATCGGCTTCCGGCACACGTGAAGGCACTATATGATGCTCGATGGATATAGGCTGGGTGTCCTTAACCACCCACCATTAGCGATTGCGAGGGTCTTCTTTCCCTTTCACCCTTGCATACGAAACGGGGCAGCTTTCATTTGGCTGCCCTGTTTTTGTGTTTAAAAATCTCAACACTGCGGAGGTGGTATGTAGTTTGTTCAAAATAGAGTATGGAAAAATCTTTATCACCCGTGGTGATAGCGCGGCGTTTGATATTGAAGTGCGACAGCCCGATAAAAGGACGGTCTATGAGTTAGCAGCGGGCGACACGCTAACCTTCACCGTTAAACCGTCTGATTCAGAAGTGGAGCATCTGCTTCAAAAAACGGGCAAGACCATTCAAATTGCCCCTGCTGATACTCAGAAGTGGGCGTATGGTAAATATTGGTATGATGTACAGTTGACGTTCGCTGACGGCACGATTAACACTATTGTGCCGCCCACCCCTTTCATAGTGTGTAGCGAAATAACCTTTGGGCAAGAAGTGCTTGGCGAGGATGGTAAACCCGTTCCCAGCACAGCTTGTAATCGTAAACATGGTGTACATTCGTTTGGGTCAGGAGCAAAACAGCTTATAGGTGTGGTGAATTTGTCCACATATAAGCAGTATGTGCCTCCAACTCCTTTAGAAAATGGCGCAACGCCGGATGAAATATTGAAGGGTTATGAAGCGTACAACGATAGTGGCGATGTGATTGTTGGTACTTTAGATGTTGATGATTTGAAGTACGATTTTGGCGAAGGGTTGAAACTTGATGGTCGCACTCTGTCTGTGGACAAGGATGTAGTAGATAAGACATACATTTATACGCAGATGGTGGCGGCAGATATTTGGACTATACAACACAACTTGAACAAGTATCCCTCTATCACGGTGGTTGATAGTGCGGGTTCATGTGTTGTGGGTGAAGTCGATTATAAAGACATGAATACGTTGACCGTGACCTTTAGCGGTGCGTTTTCTGGTAAAGCATTTTTGAATTGATGGAGGGTTAATCAATGAAGGTTTTGACGAACTTAGACCTTAACAAAAACCAGATTCTCAACGCTGTTTTGCAGGGTTTGGCTACTGCCCCGGAAAACCCCCGCGAGGGTCAGTATTACTATAATACGGCAGATAAGGTTCTGTATATATGGAACGGTACTGCGTGGGCTTCGTCTGGTGTCAAGGTAGAAGCATCAGCTACGAATGGTCATATTAAAATAGGCGACGAAGATGTGACCGTGTACGAACTGCCTGCCGCGTCTGCGGCAGTTGTCGGTGGCGTTAAGGCAGGCGCAGGTCTTGAGGTGTCGTCTGATGGCACTTTGAGTAAAACTATATCGTATTACAATGTAGTACGTAATGATGGTGAGAGCGATAATGATGCCCTAACTCGTGCAGTAGGTGAAGCTGCTCCCATTGAAGGTGATATTGCGGTCATACAGACGCTTATTGCTGAGGGCAAGTATTCTTATATGGCGTTTGTGTATGACGCTGGCGCATGGAAGGCTATGGACGGCAATGTAAGCGCCGAGAATGTTTATTTGTCTGCGGATATAGTAACCGCTGGTAGTTATACTCAGGTGGGCAACATTACTAAGGGCGCTAATGCCACCGGCTCTATTCCTGCCGCTGGTAAGAGTGTTAAGGATGTCTTTCAGGCGATATTCACCAAAGAGATGAATCCGACTGCTACGGCTCCTGCGGCAAGTGTAACGATGACACCTTCTGGTGCTAAAGAGGTTGGCACAAAGGTTACTCCGTCTTATACGGCTACGTTAAGTGCTGGCTCTTATACTTATGGTCCCGCCACTGGCATTACCGCTAAGTCTTGGGCCATATCTGCCACTGGTGGCGAGACCGCTACTACCGCTACTGGTTCCTTTGCGGAGCTGACTATTGCAGATAATACAAACTACAAGATTAATGCTACTGCTACTTATGAACAGGGCAATATGCCTGTGACCAATCTTGGCAATGAATATGGCGCGGCACGTATCCCCGCTGGTTCTAAAACTGCTAACTCTGCGGCATTGACCGGTTATAGGTCTTTCTTCTACGGCTCTAAGACGGCGGCTATTGAATTGAATAGTACCAATATTCGTGCGCTTACCAACAGCAATAAGGCCGTAGTAGCCAATCAAGAGTTGCAGATGCCTGTTGTCGAGGGTGCGGTGCAAGTTATTGTAGCCTTCCCCACCAGCATCAATAAAACACTTAAAAAGGTGTTAGATGTTGGCGCGTTTGGTACGGATATAGTGTCCAGTTTTACCAAGCAGGTTGTGTCTGTTGAGGGCGCGAATGGTTATGCCGGCGTTAATTATGACGTTTATGTTTACGCGCCTGATGCTGCGCTTGGTGCGAATACTTATAAGGTCACGATTGGTTAAAGGGACAGATGGGACGATATGAGGATTTTATTACATCTATACGTGATGAACGCCCTTTGAATTGTAAGTTTGATAATTCTGAACAACATCATATTATTCCTCGCTGTATAGGTGGTAGCGATGATGCCGATAATTTAATTTATTTAACCTATCAAGAGCATTTTACGGCGCATCGCTTATTGGCTGAAGATAATGCTGATAATTTCAGTTTAGTGTCTGCCTTTTGGCGAATGTGTAATTGCGGTAAAGATTGCGACGCAACAGCGTATTCACAAGGTCGTGCTCTATTTGTGCAACGTTTGAAGCAAGATTACCAAGGCGAAGGAAACCCTTTTTATGGTAAACACGTTACTGAGGAACACGCCGCTAAAATGCGTGAGGGGTTAAGTCGTGCGTTGCGCGGACGTGTTATTTCACCAGAGCATCGTCAGCATTTGAGCGAATCCTTACAAGGCAAAATGAAGGGTGTTCCTAAATCAGATCAGATGCGGCAAAACCTTAGTTGCGCCTTAATGGGGCATACTGTCTCGCAAACAACGCGAGATAAAATTGCTACTGCTCAACGTGGTGTGCCTAAAGGGCCATATCCTAAGCGATATTATCATTGTACCTGTGCTGAATGTAATCTTCCATTTGTAGGCACTTCGTCAAGCTCCAAATATTGTGAGGTGTGTAAGCAGATTAAAAATTAGTGAAAGGATAGCTATATATGGCTGATTATATAGAAAATTTTGCATCCAAACTTGATTTTGCGATGCCGTTCCAGAGGACTGGCAAGTTCCCGTTGGATCGTACTGACCTGTTTAGCTCTTATGCCGATGCCGTAAAGTATGCCGCTGGTGATACTGCTGACCCTGATAGCCGCGCATTATGTGGCACTTCTTATGTAGGTCAGGTTATTACCGTCTTTGAAAACGATGTTGTTACTGTCTATAAGATAGGCGCTAATCGTCAGCTTGAGTCGATTGGTGGTGCGTATACTCTCCCCAAGGCAAGCGCGACTGAGCTGGGCGGTATTAAGGTGGGCGCTGGTCTTAACATTTCTGAGGAAGGCACGCTGTCTGCTACTGGTGGCGGTACTGCTGATGCTGTTGAGTGGGCTAATGTTATTGATAAGCCTACTAAACTATCTCAGTTTACGAACGATCTTGAGTTTATTGATAAGACGGTTAGTAATTTAGTCAATTATTACGACAAGACCAGCGTAGACCAGATGATTGGTCAAATCGCCACTCTAAGTGTACAGAAGGTCGATAGTCTACCTGTCGAAAATATTAAGACCAATGTTATATATCTGATAGCCAAGGCCGGTACTACTGGCAACGATCTGTATACAGAATATATGTATATAGACAATAAGTGGGAGATATTGGGCGATACTTCTATTGATTTAACCAATTATCTCACTAAGACCGGTGACGCCAGCGCGACAACTGCGGCGTTCACTGCTGCGGCAGCTCGTGCATTGCCTGTTACTGGCGAGTCTTTGGCTATTATTATTGGCAAGGTTATTAAGTATCTTGCCGACCTTAAAGATGTCGCCTTTAGTGGTGATTATAACGACTTATCGAATAAGCCGAATAGCATCAAATATCACGACCTGTCTGTTACCACTGCTACTGCCACTTATACTGCTGAGGGTACTGTGCTAAATGTATCTCTGATAGATGCGACCACAAAGGAGTCTGTGTTGGCAGATGTCACCATTGATGCTGATAACAAGGTGACGATTACTTGTGCCGAAGCTCCTGCAAATGCATTAACCGCCCGCATAACCTATGTGGGAGTGTGATGATGGATGAAGTGTTATGCACCGGTTGATGATCCAAAAGATGTAACCACTAAAGAGTATGTAGACGCGGCAGATAGCGTTAAGCTCGAAGAAAGAGATTTAACCGAGCTTACCAATCCAGAGGTTTTGACTATCTGGAATACTATATTTGGTAACTAAGGGGTAGGATATGGCGATTAAATATAATGGCGAAAATGTAATGACGTATCTGCTTACTCTGTTGAAGGGCAAGTTTGATACTAAGGTTGACAAGGAGACTGGTAAGGGTCTGTCGGAAGCAAACTTTACTGCTGACGAAAAGACCAAGCTGGCTAATATAGCGGCAGAAGCTAATAAATACGAGTTGCCCAAGGCTACCAGCACTGAGCTGGGTGGCGTTATGGTTGGTTCTGGTCTGAAGTCTGATACCAGTGGCAAGATTAGTGTAGATACCGTTGATAATCTGACTTCTACTGACACTGACAAGGCTCTGTCGGCGGCTCAGGGTAAGGCTTTGAAGTCTGCCATTGATAAGATTACTGGCGATATAGGTGAACTTGGCGGCGGCGATATGATGAAAGCCACCTATGATACCGATGATGACGGTGTTGTAGATGATGCTGCCAAGCTGGGTGGTCATGCCCCTATCTATTTTGCCGTAGCTGATACTGTTACTACGGAACTTGGTAAGAAGGTAGATAAGGTTGATGGTAAACAGCTTTCGACTGAGGATTACACTACCGCTGAGAAAACTAAGTTGGGCAATATTGCGGCTGGCGCGGAAGTGAACCAGAACGCTTACGCCAAGGTGAAGGTCGGCGCGGTTACTCTGACTGCCGGGGACAAGAGCGACACGCTGAATGTTGAAGCGGGCGCGAATATGTCCGTCACCGCTGATGCTACCGGCAAGAAGGTTATCATAGCTGGTGATTATAAAACCGCTACTGTCGATACTGCTGGCCTGATGTCTGGCGCAGATAAGGCGAAGCTGGACGGGCTAAGTAATTATGACCTCAGCGCGGCAACCGCTACTAAGCTGGGCGGTGTAAAGATTGGCAGTAATGTTGATGTCACTACTGATGGCACTATCTCCGTTAAGGACGCTTCGACTGCTCAGAAGGGCGTAGTACAGCTTTCCAGTGCCACTGATTCTGACAGTGAAGTGGTAGCTGCTACCGCAAAAGCCGTTAAGTCCGCTTATGCTCTGGCTAACAGCAAGCAATCTCCCGCCACCACTCTTGCGGGCTATGGTATCGGTAATGCCTATACTAAGGATGAGGTCGATGGTCTTGTAACCAGTTCTTTCCATTACAAAGGAACCAAGGCGAAGTATTCCGATTTACCTGCTGCCGCTTCTAACAAGGTCGGTGACGTTTGGAATATTACCACTGCTGATAAGGCTAATAATATCAAGGCTGGTGACAATGTAGCGTGGACCGGTACGGAATGGGATGTGCTGTCTGGTGTTGTAGACTTGTCTGCATATACTCCAACTGCCGAGTTTATTGAATACACCAATTCTGAAGTGCAAGTTATTTGGGATCAAGTCTTTTCTGCATAGTTGAGAGTAGGGAGGTTGTATGGTGAAGTTTTACGGTAACAACGCCGTTACTAAACTGCTCCAACTCTTAAAGCCACAACTTGACGCTAAGGAGGTCGCTGGTAATAAAGTGACCTCTATTACTTCTGATAGCACTGATATACAGTATCCATCTGCAAAAGCTGTTTACACTTTATTGGATGGCGCTGTTAGGTGCGAGGTAATTGATACACAGCTCATCTTTTATGCGGGTGCTACCGTGAGTGGCACTAATTTAATTGTAGGATAGTGGGGTGAGTTTATGGCTGATATAAAAACAATTACTGTTAATGGTATTACTTATAACGTCAAAGACGATACCTCGTTCTCTGCAAGTGGAGGTACGCTCACTGGCCCCCTCACTCTGGCTGGTGCGCCTACTGCCGACTTACATGCTGCTACTAAGAAATATGTGGATGATGGCGATAAAGACAAACTCAATAAGACTGGCGACACTATGACGGGCGCGTTGACGCTTTCTGGTGAACCCAGCGCCAATCTCCATGCGGCCACTAAGCAGTATGTAGACAATAAGCAAAAAAGTGTGACTGTTACATTGACTGTGGCAAATTGGTCGAGCAGTAATACGCAGACTGTTTCTGTCAATGGGGTGACTACTTCTAACATGGTTTTTATTGCACCTGCTCCTGCGTCCTTTTTGGCGTATTGTGATGCACAGGTACGCGCTACTGCACAGGCGGCGAATAGTTTGACCTTTACGTGTGAGAGTAAACCCGAAGCGGCATTAACAGTTAATATAGGTATCTTTGGTTAAACCAAAATTGAAGGAAAGGAATGAGGCCAGATCGCTGGCAAGAAGAAAACAAAAAAGTATGCATCGTCTAAGGTGAAGGTCTCATCTAATGATGTTAAACGGTGTGGCTTATGTCCTGCGGGTGAACAGCTTCACCCTATTGAGGACTTTTATTTAACTACTAACCCTATACACGCAGACGGGCGTATGCCGGTATGTAAAACCTGTATGGCAAAAGCTTTGCTGGGTGACGATTATAGCAAAATTCAGGTACAGCCGTTCGCGGACCTGTTGCAAAAGATTGATGCTCCATGGTTTCCTGAAGTCTTGAACAGTTCGATTGCACAGTATAACAAGGGCTGTCAAGGTAAGACTGTGGCGAATGAGAGCCGTAAGCAGATAATTAGCAATTACTTGCGAAATATTAAGGTTCTCAAGCAGTATCGTAACGCCAAGGGCGAGACAATGACATGGCAGGAGTCGCAAGACTTTCTTGCCGCTAAGAATAATAGCGATGAGCCGTTGCAGCTCACGCGCCCTGTTGAGGCGGGATTTGTGCCGGTTACAGACCCAGACAAACCGATGTTTGCGCAGGATAAAGACGAACCTGTTACTATTACTGACGACATTATTCATTTATTCGGTGATGGTTATACTTACGACGAGTACCGACGTATGTTAGCGAAGTACAACCAACTCAAAGAGTCTTACGTTGATTTCACCAGTTTCCACACCGAAGCACTGGTTACTTACGTGCGTTTTAAGGTACAGGAAGAAATTGCTGTTGCTAAAGGCAATATTGGTGAGGCGCAAAAGTGGTCTAAGATGGCTGCGGATGCCGCAGATAGGGCTAAGATTAACCCAAAACAGATGAGCAAGGCTGACCTTGAGGGTGGCATTAACAGTTTTTCGGAATTAGCTCAGGCTATCGAGCAGGCGGTTGATGTCATACCCATTATGCCGCAGTTCCGCTATAAACCAAATGATGCTACTGATTTTTTGATTTGGTGTTTTGTGAATTATCTGCGTCGGCTTGAAGATAAGCCGGAGTGCTCTTATGAGGATGTGTACCGCTTTTATGATGAACGCAAAAAAGCATACATCGAACAATATGGCGATCCGACAGGTATTTTTGCTGATGACCCTACTGAGGTCAATCGTCCGCAAATAGAGCGGTTTATTATTGTTCCAAAAGATTCAATGGCAGATAACGAGTCGAGTGAGGTGGTGCTGGGTGGCGATTGATTATTCGCAAATTCAGTCCAAATTCGGTGACTCTTTAGAGAATTATGTGAATTTCGCCAGTTATTGTCGTTGGTATCCTGACAAGTTTCTTGACTTATGTAAAGGCCCTAATAACGGCTTTAAACTCGACATGGATGAACGTGTGCTAATGCGTTCATTGGCAAGATTTTTCAGCACATACGGTTGCTTGCCGAGAGGTGCAGCTAAGAGCTTTAGCGCACAGGCTGTACAATATGTCCTTGCTATTTGGTATCCCGGCATTACTCTCGCTGTTACTGCACAGACGAAAGAAAATGCCTGCAAAATTATGAAGGATAAATATTCCGAACTAACACGCGCTTATCCTTTATTGTCTAATGAGATCGCTAAAACAACTTTTACGCGCAACGAATCGGTTATTGTCTTTAAGAACGATTCTCGTATAGATGCCTTGGCTAACTCTCAAACGTCTAAGGGACAACGACGCAAGCGTATCAATGTTGAAGAAGCGGTATTAGTAGATAATTTTACCTTTCAAGACGCTATTGAACCCATTGTTGAAGCTCCTCGTTATACAATGGGCAAATTGGGTATTGTTGACCCATGCGAATTGAATCAGCAGATTAACTTTCTCTCTACTCCCGGTTGGCGTTCGTCAGATGAATGGCGGCACTCTGTTACTATGTGCCGTGACATGATTGACCTAAAGGGGTCGATGGTTATTGGTGCGGACTGGATGCTGCCCTGTTGGTTCGGTCGAGGCTCGTCTAAAACGCAAATACTCGAAAAGCGACGCAATATGTCACCAACGGCTTTTGCGCAAAACTATGGCGGTACATGGACAGGCAGCTCGGACAACGCCCTTATTGACATCAATCACTTTATGGCGTGCCGCAAACTGGATAAGGCTATTATGCAAGCCGAAAGTAACACCGATGAATACTATATGGGTGTTGACGTGGCGCGTTCACAAAAGACTAACAATAACCAATCTTCTATTGTGGTGGCTAAGGTTGACCGAGACCACGGCACTAACCGTGTCAAACACGTTGACATTGTTAATGTAATGAGCGTGCCGAACATATTAAATTTTTCCGCGCAAGCGGCAGTTATTAAGCGCACAGCGGCGAAATACCACCCCAAGATGGTGATTTGCGATGGTAACGGTCTGGGTTCTGGTTTGATAGATAAATTGCTGGAAAATAATGTAGACCCTATTACGCAAGAGACATACGAGGCGTGGGATACCATTAACACCACTAACCAATCAGAAGACCGCAATGCTCCTAAGTGTTTGTACGATATTAAAGCCCAAGGTGTGCAATCTCGTATTATTACAGACTTTATCAATATGGTAGATAGTGGAACATTGCGGTTGCTATGTAAGCGTGAGGAGGCCGAACTCTATAATGAGTGGCAAGCTAACAACGACTTTGACATTACACCGTATGTGCAAACTGACCTATTGTTTGATGAGGTTGCTAATCTCAAGCTTAAATATCAGGCAAGTGGCGCACTATCAGTCGAAAAGGTGGTGCGGCAGCTTGATAAGGATAGATTCTCTGCGTTAGTCTATGTTCTCTATTATATTAGTGAATTTGCATCGGCGCTCACCGTAAAGAAGTCAATGCCTATCGACTTCTTTGTTTTTCGTGCGCCTAAAATTAAATAAGGAGGTGTTGAGGTGGCCGACAAAGAGAAGGCGGCAACGCTTGAACACGTAGAGGCTGCTACGCCTCCCATGTCTCTTGCTGCTGAAGCGAGTAAAACCTTCGATGTAGCAGGGCTAAGAACCGAGCGACAGCAAGCGTGGTTTGCTCAAGTCGCCAAGATTATATATAAAGACCTCAATAATAGTACACGTTCTACTGTTTTCTCTAAGTACACCAAAGACCAAATAGCATCCTACCTACAAAATCCTGAAGCCAATGAGGAGCAACTGCGTAATGCGGTTGTCATGTTGTATAACCTCAGTTCGCATTTTGTACGCCTTATTCGGTATTTCAGCGAATTGGTGGATTGCGCTTATATTATTAGTCAAACAGCTTTTGATGAGTCTGACGATGAGCAGGAGACTTTAGATAAGTACCAGAAGACTGCTGTGTTTCTGGCTGGGTCCGACCTAAAGACGCAGTGCCAAAAAATCTTAACCGTGTGCTTCCGTGAGGACGCTTGTTATTGTACGACATGGATTACTAAAACGGGAATGTCGTTTCAGATTCTTAATCCACAGTATTGCAAGATAGTGTCACAAAGTCAGAACTGCTTAAATATCGCATTTAATTTTTCGTACTTTGATCAATACAATGATGAGTTGGAGTTCTACCCTGCCGAGTTCCAGACCAAGTATCAACAATATCAAAAAGACACTACCCAGCGTTGGATAGAACTGGATGCTCCTTATTCGTTCGCTATTAAATATCATCAGGATTTGTTATATTGCCTGCCTCCGTTGGGCGGTATTTTGCGTGAGATATATTCACTGGAAGATTATCGCGATTTGAAATTGACGGCTCAGGAATTGCAGAACTATAAGCTATTGGTGATGGAGCTTGGCCTGAATAGTCAGGGCGAATGGAATCTGGACTTTGAGAAGGCTAAAGACTTTTTCTACAATTTGGAAGCTGTGTTACCGCCGCAAATAGGCGCAACATTGAGTCCTATGAAGATTACCCCTATCGACTTTGAACGTAGTGGTACTGCCGAGAGCGATAAGGTAGCAGAGTGCCAAGACTCTATTTGGGCATCGGCTGGCGTTAGCAGTCTTATCTTTTCTGGGTCGTCCACATCTTCTCGTGCGCTGGAAATCAGCGGTATGGCAGACGAGTCGATGACATGGAGTTTGGTGCAACAGATTGGCGTAGCTATTAACCGCATTTTACAAAAACAAACGTTTGCCAAGAGTTTTCGTATAGTGTTTTTGCCTTGTGGTCGTTACACCCGTGAAGCATATCAAAAGTCGTTGAGTAGCGGTATTCAGTATGGCCTACCTGTTACTCCCTTGCTGGCAACGATGGGATTGGAGCCGTTATATGCGCTTGGGTTGAACCATATCGAAGCCAAGGTACTTGACCTATCCAATAGGTTTGTGCCGCTTCAGAGCGGTAACACCATTTCAAAGTCTGAGGGAGGCAGGCCGCAAGCTGAGGGTGGCGACTTGACTGACGAGGGCGCACGCAGTCGTGAGAAGAAGTAGGTGTAGTAATGGACAAGTTTATATTAGTGTTTGATGAAAACGCAAAAGAGCAACTGTTAAAAGACGGTTATAAGTTGCTTTCTTCTGTCCCCTCTCCTATGGGTATGGCTTATTACTTTGAGAATAAGCCCGAAGTAACTAAGGTGTTCGCAGGCCAACAGGTCGTGTTCACAAATATACTCCCCTTTTAAGGGGCATTAAGCCCATGAAAGGAGGTGAGATGGATGGATAACAAGCTATTTACTTGCAGGGCGACTTATAGTGTTGACGATTCTTATGTGTCTGACAAGTTTATAAAGCTCCGCGTGAAGATTTGCCATACTGGTCAGAATCTTAATGGCAGTGTGATTGATGTGGATACGCTCAAAGCGGCGTTGCCTACGCTTGCCAACTCTCCCATCTTAGCTCATGTGGTTAAGCAGGAAGATGGCACTTATGACTTCGCCGGTCACGATATGAAAATAATCCCCGACCCTATGAATGAGGGTGAATATCGTATCGAATATCTGGAAGCACCGGTAGGTGTATTTCCCGCTGACAATCTGGAATCGGTTATTGTCGAGGAAGGAGACCGCCATTATTTGTATGCTAATGCTTATGTGTGGCGTGGATACAGCAATCTGGCCGGGGATATTATTGCGCAGCGTGAAACAGCAGATGTGTCTATGGAAATTGCCATAGATGCTTATGAGTATAGTGAACAAGATAATTTGTTCTATATAACAGCTTTCCAGTTCGCAGGGGTGACTTTGCTGGGTGCAAATAAAACTCCCGCTATGGAAGGTGCAGAAGCTACTACAAAGTTCTCCGTTGAGGAAAATGATGAAAAACTGGCGAAATTGCTCTTTGCGTTAAGCAAGGAGCTTTGTAATAACCCCCGAAAGGAAGGTGACACTGAGTTGCCCAAGACTAAGAATACTGTTCCTGTTAAGGAAATAGACAAGCAGGAAATACCGGCAGAGGAAATGGAGACTATGAACACTCAGACTGAGGATGTGGGTGAGGTAACTCCCGCTGAAGAAATGGCTGAGATCGCTACGTTCTCTGCGTCTTATGAGCAGAGGCGTGAGAGTTTACGACAAATTATGCCTTGCCACTGCGATGAGACTTCCGAAATGTATTGCTATCTGCTTGACTTCGATGACCAGTATGCGTATGTCGAAAAGCATTTCTGGACGATAGATAAGCATGAGCGCACTAACGGACGTTTCGCCTATAAGTTTGATGAGGCCACGCAGTCTGCTGAACTGACTTCCGATTTTGAGCGGATGATAGTTAAGTGGCTGACTGTGGAGGAGGCCGCCAAGTTAGAGGAGTCTCGCAATGTATTCACCGAAGTCGAGGAACTGCGTGCTTATAAGCGTGGCATTGAGACTGAGCAGGTGTTTGCCGAGTTCCCCGATCTGGTTGAGAACGAGCAGTTTATGGCATTAAAACAGGACAATACCAAGTTCTCCATAGAGGAACTGAAGCGTGAGTGTTATGTCATACGTGGCATGGCTCATGTGCCTGCGGCGCAGGACGATGAGGAAATTGCTCCCAAAATTTCTGTCAAGCATATCGCAGATGAGCTGAAGAACACCCCTTATAACGGCGTTTTTGAGGCTTATGGCATTACTAAGAAAAACTAAATCAGGAGGAAAACATAATGCACGGCATTTGCATAACTGAAAAGCTGTCCGGCACTTTTAATGGTGTCGATCTGGTGTCTGTCCGCTACATGGTGGGCAACACCCCCACTGCCATAGATAACGGTAGTGTAGTAGAGGTGGGCGCACTTGAGGCCAACTCTCGTGAGGTCTGCAAGGCTACTGCCCCCAAGAAGAATTCTGCTAAGGCTGCTATCGCGCTGATAGCCTCCCCTGAAGTTATTTATGATGAGCGCCTTCAGAACGACCTTGGCAACTTTGAGAACGAGGCCAATGCGGTCTCTCGTGGCTATCTGCTTGAGAAGCCTCATCAGATTTTTGCTGTGACCGGCGAGGTTCTGGATGGCGATACCGCTCGTATAGTGGGTGCGGCTGTGGAGCTTCAGGATGGCACTAAGCTGCTGGCTGTGGCTACCAATACTCAGGGTTCTACTAAGATTGGCGAGATTATAGAGGTGTTCACCAAGAAGGGTAAGACCTATTACGCCATCGAAACTTGCTAATCAAACGATAGGAGGATAACATAATGGCTTTCGATATAACCAAAATTAACGATGTCGCTCAGGTCGCTGCCGACATCACCAATGGTCGTTCCCTTCAGGGCTACTCCACTGAGGACGGCAATAAGCTGGTTTACGATGCTCTTGTAGATGCCAATAACGGCAAGACTTATCTCGACCCTCGTGACCTGCGTGACGGTAAGTGCTCTGCTCTGTTCGCTCTTATTGAGACCATCATCAAGAAGACTGTTGTTGAGGGCGTAAAGGGTGATCCCTTCCTGAGCAAGCTGGTCGAGACCCGTGTAGTTAATGCTGGTGAAAAGCCCATATTCCGCATTAAGGACGCCAACTGGTACACCGTATCTGAGGTTTCTGGCGGTAATCAGGCTCTCCGTCGTCAGCGCATAACCGGCACTGAGGAAGTGACCATTCCTACTCGTTGGCACGCTGTTAAGATATATGAGGAGATGGAGCGCCTGCTGGCTACCATCGCCAATATGTCTGAGATGATCTCTGATGTCAACGCCTCCTTCCAAGAGGACATCTGGCAGCAGATAGCTGTTATTTGGCAGAGTCTTACTCAGGAGCAGATCGGTGGCGCTGTTTACGACATCACTGGCTCTTGGGACGAGGAAGCTATGCTCAAGCTGATTCAGCACGTTGAGGCTAAGTCCGGCCAGACTGCCGCCATTTATGGCACTATGCTTGGTCTGTCTAAGATGACTTCTGGTGTTGTCGCTGATTCTGCTAAGGAGGATATGTATAACATAGGCTACTACGGTAAGTTCCGTGGTACTAATGCTATCAAGGTTCCTCAGAGGCACAAGATTGGTACTGATGACTTCCTGTTCAATGATAAGGTGCTGACCGTTCTGGCTGGCCCTGTTAAGCCTGTGAAGCTCGTCATTGAGGGCAACCCCCTTATCAACCTTGGTTCTTTCTTTGACAATCAGGACCTTACTCAAGACTATGTATATGGTCAGAAGTATGGTGTGGGCTATGTTGCCGCTGAGGGCGTCATAGGTCGTAATACCCTGTCTTAATAAAGCAATAATGCGGGCTACTCCTTTGTGGGGTAGCCCTTTTTGGAATGAAAGGAGAGATTGTTAATGGCTAATAAGGCCAGCACAACCAAGAGCGCCAGCAAGAGCGCAGCCCCGAAAACACCCAAGCAGACTAAACCGAAGTCTGAGCCGGTTGTTCCAGTGCAGGATACAAGTACAGTACAAGTCGAGGACACAAGTTCGCCCATAGTTGGACCTCCTGTTCAGCAGGTGTGGCGTGCCAGCGACCATTTGACTGAGCGCGTTCCTGTGCGTAGCGCTATATACGGCACGCTAATATATGTAGACTCCCTCACGCATCGTAAATGGGTGTGGACGGAGTTTGGCCAGCGCCATGAAATTGCGTTAGAGGTATTAGAAAATGCCCGTAATACTCAGCCCTCTTTCTTTATAGATGGATGGTGGGAGATTGACAGTGAATACGTACACAAACAAGAGGTGCTGGATTTTCTTGACGCAGGCAAGTTCTATCAGGCTGAGGTCAGCATTGATAACTTTGATTCTTTGCTCAAAAAGTCTACTGCCGAAATTAGTGCCGTAACTTCCAAACTGCCTGTGACGCAAAAGGTACAGCTTGCTCGTAGGGCGCAAGAGCTTATCAATGAAGGCAAACTGGATTCTGTCAAGGCTGTTCGTGCGCTGGAAAAGACTCTTGGTGTCAATTTTGAGATGTAGGTGACAGGCGATGGCAACATCATACTCAACTGTGTATAATGCTGCCCTATTCTATTTCCGTGACACCGACCTTTTCTGCCTGATCGAAGCAGAAGCCGAGGCTGTGTTGCACGGCTATATGATGCAGGCAGTAGCAAATTTTGCTCCATACTGCAAGCATGATTTGCTTGACCGTGATGAGGAATACGGCGAGTTCAAGGCCGACCTGACTGATATTGAGGTGGATATACTCGCCTTGGGTATGGCTGTTGGCTGGACTGAGCACCGTGTTCGTTATCAGGACAATTTGCGAGATCGTATGTCGTCTAAGGATTATACCTATCATAGTCGCGGCAATTTGCTTGCGTCTATGCACGACATTATGAACACGCTTAATCGTAAGTTTCGCAATCGCATGATGGACTATACGTATAACAACGGGGACATCTCCTCTCTGCATATATAGGAGGTGTTTATGTCTCTTACTGTATTTCTCAATGCGTTGACGGGACGCTTATACAAAATATTGCCAATGCGAGAGCATCAACTCGCTGGCGAGGAAGTTTATTTGGAGTGCTATCTATGCACTTTGTCGTTAGAGTTAGAAGGCGCAGGTTACACCTTCCCCTGTCTATGCGATGACGCTGACTATATCACTATTCTTAATACGGTTAATGGCATTGACTGTGAAGATGATGTGCGGCTGATTCGACGCGAGACCTTTAAAATGTTGCATTTGCTGGACAACATCAAATGCAAATATGGCGGTGATGATGATGCCTAATACTAATTGGGGTTTGCACAGAAGGTATTACGGCGAACATCATACTGACCGTGATGCGGCTGTGGCAGAAGCAAGAGCAGATTTTATGTTAGATGCTCCGCTTAATCCGGCGTGGATGATTGCCACTGTGCGTGGCGTGCAGATTGGTATGCTGGTCAAAGCGTCTGATGCGCCGGAGGAAAAATGGTTCAATGCTCCGTATGATGCCGATATTAAAATAGGCGATATACTGACACTCAATGGTTATGAATGGCTTTGTACCAAGTTGAGTAACACCGATGATGTAACGCTAAAAGGCTTTATTAAGCAATGTAATCTGAATTTGCAGTTTCAGCTTAATGACAGCACGATTCATAGTGCATGGTGCGTATTTGACTCTGGTGTTTACTCTACTACGTTGCACGGTGGTAAATACGGCGACGTGGGCGCACAGCAGTTTAAGGCGTATCTTCCCTATAACGAGGAGACCCGTTGTTTACAGCGTGATAAGCGGCTGGCTACTGAGATATTGTATTATCCTGATGGCTCAAAGCATTTGCGCTGCTATAAGGTGACTGCTAATGACAGTGTGAACGGTGCGTTCGGTGAGGGTCGATACATTGACCTCAAGTTAATTGAAGACCTTGATTCATCTGCCGACAATGTGGATTTGATGATATGTGATTATATTGCACCCGACGCTGATCTTGATAAGCCGGGAGGTGGATGGATTTAATGCCGAACCTCTCTGAGTATACCGATATTAAAAAAAAGATTATCAATCTCATAGTTCACGACCGTGAATGTGTAGACTTAATCTCTAACACAACCGGCAAGACGTTGCCTGCCGCTGATTTGATTCAAACTTCTAAGTCTGTCAATCAGATACACCCGTATGACTTTATGCCGGGGTCAACCGAGCAGGCTGAGTGCCATGTGGGTGTCGAAGTATATGACGATAAAATTATCAATAACGCGGTGGCGAGGTACGAGGTTGATATTTTGATTTTTGTGCCGACTGTGTTGATGGTAATGGACGGCGGCGTGCGGCGTGACGCTATCGCGGCGGCCATAGATAGGCTGATAAACAATAATCTGTCATTGGGCATAGGTGAAGTTAGGCGTATTCCGGGGGCTTGCAAAGAGCCGATGGATGGTTATAGGTTGCGTATTCTGCGGTATCGTGTGGGTAATTACAACAATCTGGGAGAAACCCTTAATGCCTTTAGATACGATTAAGATGTTTATGGGCGACCCGTATGTGCTGAATGAGCATATTACGATACGCCAACCCACATTGCGTGAGATTATTGATTATGGTGAACGCGACTACTTATCTATGGTATCTTTGTTGACTGCGTATCCGTCCGATATGAAATCAGTGCTTTGGGATATGGGCGTTGACTATACCAAAGTGACAGATTTTGAAGTCTTTGTCGCCTTTTACCGTTTTCTAACTCCCGATAAAACTTCTATTCTATTTGGAGATTTGAACCTGTCTGCTTTAACTCCTGACACTAATGCCGTTGGCGAGATGTGCTTAGTCGGGCCAGATGGCACGGTGATTGATTGGAATATTCACCGTATGATTTTTGAGTTTTTGGCAACTTCTCACATGATGCAAAAGCAGAGAGAAAAACCGGGCAATGAGCGCACCAAACAGGTGCTTATTGATTGGGACAGAGAAGACCGTGAGGCCGCAGCACGTAAGCCGTATCGGTCTCCATTTGTGTCGTTAATTTCTGCCATGGTAAACAGCGCAGGTTTTAAATACGACCATCAAACAGTTCAGCAACTCACCATTTACCAGTTTTATGATGCCGTACAGCGTATTCAGCTTATCAATTCTGCTCAATCGCTATTGTCTGGTATGTACAGTAACCCGTTTATGGACAGCACAAAAATAGACAAAAAGTATCTGAACTGGCTGGGTGAGTTTCCTAAAACATAAATAAAAGGAGAATATAATGAACAAGTCGAGTTTCGTTATTGATAAAATCCGTCGAGTGCTTTTCTTTGACGGTGCAGATGATGCCGTCCTGTTCAATCTGACCCAGATTGAAGATGTAAGCATGAACGCCACCGTTGATAACAATGAAGTTCTGGACGCTATGCAGAATGTTATTATGACCATCGAAAAGGCTAAGAACATGGAGATTGCCGGTAATGCGTCCTTCTTTGATATGGCTCTGCTTGGCGCTCAGTGGGGTAGCGGTGTTGAGGATTCTTCTGCCACCGTTAAGTTCGCTGTGCCTTGTTTTGAGCCTTATACCTACAAGGCTGATGCGACAACGCACGAGCTGAAGCATGAGATAGCCACCGGCAGTCTGGGTACTGGTATAGCCAAGTATGCTTATAAGCTGAATAAGGACGGTTCTATCGCTAAGAAGTATGAGTACGTTGCTGATACTGCTACTGCGGATAAGTTCAGCATGGCTACTACTGGCAATAAGACCACCTTCACCCCTCCTACTGGCTCTCAGGATGGCGATATGTTCCTTATCGCCTATGAGTACGAGGCCAATGAGACTAATAAGGCTTCTCGCGTTGTTGACAATGCCGAGGTCTCTGCTAAATCTGGTCGTCTGATGATAGAGTGCCTGTTCCGTGACATCTGCAATAAGGAAATCATGTATTATGGTTATGTTGTATGCGATAACGCTCAGGTAGATGGTAACGTAGATGTCTCTCTGACCACCGATGGCAAGCACCCCTTCACTATTAAGGCGATGCCTGCTTATTGTGCTGAGGAGAAGAACCTGCTTACCTTCGTCATCCCCGATGTAGCGTAATGCCAAAGCTGGAATGTCAGTGGTGCGGCGCTGCTTATGACGCTTGCGCTGATTCGGTTAAATTAGGTTCTTGGCGTGCTTCTGCCTGTTGCTCTGAGCATTATCAGGCGAAGATTATTGCGCTGGACCTGCACGCCGGTAATATTACCGTGGATGAGGCGCGGCAAATGTTTGACGCTCTTGGCGTAGACCCTGCGACTGCGACTGCGGTTATTGGGTTGGACAAGTGTGTTGCACCGCTATTAAAACAAACTAATGACAAATTAACACCGCAAGCTGTCAGCCGCAAGGAGAAAAAGCGTAGGCGTTAAGATGTTAGAGCAATGGATTGACCGCCATTGCTCTTTTTCGATTATCACTGTAATGACGTGGTAATGGAAGAAGGGCAATGGTGTGGCGCTTTGAATGTATGTTTTTTCTTATAGGGAAGTACATTCACTGTGCTTCCCTATTTTTTACTGGTATGAAAGGATGAAATAAATGTTAACGATGCCTGCCTGTGGCGGCATACCATACGATGACGCTGACATGGTGTTCTTGGTTAACAGGAACCAGGTTATAGCGTATCTGGTAAATGACCCCGCTCTGCATTTGTATGATGTATTTTTGGGGTATGATAACAAACTTATTTATGTGTTCCGAAAGGCTGACACCAAAGAGCTTTTTCGTAAATGGAAAAACCATGAGCTATCTGTGCCGCATATAACAGGTGGTGTTTCATGCGATTGATAGCTACCGATCAGGCTTCTAATGTGTCTGGCATTGCTGTGTTGGATGATGGCGTGCCAATACATTATGAGGCGATTGATCTCTCTAAGGATAAAGACCCTGACCATCGCACTAAGGAAATGTTTTTGGCTATTGTGGCCCTATTTGAACAGTACAAACCCGACTACATTGCTGTAGAGGGCGTACAAAAACAGGCCAACGATAAAACCATGATTATGTTGAGTGGTTTACGCGGTATGCTTATTGGCTGGGCATATTGCCATTGTATACCGATAGTAAGCCCTATGCCGGTGGAATGGCGCTGTGTGCTGGGCTATGCACAAGGGCCAAAGGTTAAACGAGACCAACTAAAAGAGCAAAGTGCCAATTATGTGCGAGAACGGTTTGGTATTGTCGCTACCGAGGATGAATGTGAAGCCATCTGTATTGGTGTGGCAATGTATTCCCAACTCGCAAATACAAAGTAAAGGAGTTTTCCTTCATTTATGGCAGATAACGAAGTCAAAGTAGCACTCCCCTCCCCTCTGGAAAATTTGCAGCTTCCTGATCCCGCGTTGGTAACGTATTATGATAATGCTATCAATCATCGGTGTTTCTGGATAGATTATGACATAGACGAGACCTTGTTAGAGTTGGCGCGGAATATTATAGCCATCAATCGGCAGGACAATGGCGTGCCTGTTGAGCAACGCAAGCCGATTGTGATTTGGGTATTTTCTGATGGTGGAGACTTGGATAGCACTTTTAGCTTCTTGGATATTTGTGCGCTCAGTCAAACGCCCATTATAACCATCAATGCTGGTATTTCTATGTCGGCTGGTCTGTTGATTCTGCTGGCGGGACATAAGAGGTATTGTCTGCCTCGTTCGCAGGCGCTTATACATACAGGTAGTTTGTCGGGCTTGTCCGGCACGTATGAGCAGACTGAGGCATATATGAACACCTATAAAAAGAGTGTAGAGGTTATGCAGGAATTTGTGCTGAACCGCACTCGCATTGATAAGAAAGAATTTTCTAAGAAAAAAGCAAAAGACTGGTATTTAAATGCCGCAGAGCAGATTGAAAAAGGTGTTGTAGATGAGATACTGGATGATTTGTCCAAGGTAATGTAGTATGGGTGCTTTTTATGATACTTCTGCTTTGCTCATTGCTCAGGAGCAGGCATTTAATGAGCATTTCTTCATATCCAGTGTGACGGCGGCAGAACTGGAACATATCAAAACCAGTGATAGCAAGTCTGGCGAACTAAAATATCAGGCGCGTAAATTGGTGCGGTTACTTGACGAACGTAAAGACGAATATACAGTTGTTGTGGATGATACGGCTGTGCGGGCCGAAGTGGACAAACACTTTATGCCGTTGTCCAACGACAATCTGATATTAGCCAGTGCGTGTTTAACATCATGTGAGATTGTATATAGCCAAGACTTGTGTATGCGCTTAATAGGCACACAGGTGTTTGGGTTGAATATGCAGAGCTTTGAGCGCGTTGAGGATGATGAGGTTTACACAGGTTATAAACAAGTTGTGATGGCTGAATCGGAATATGCGACGTTCTTGAACCAACTGGATGATAATCATTTTGGATGTTTGACAAATGAATATTTAATCTGTTATGCGGATATAGACATGGAAGTGCGTGAGTGTTTCCGATGGACGGGCGAAGAATTTGTGCCGGTGTATAATAAACAACTGCGTTCGGTATCTATGGGAGATAAGATTAAACCCAAAGATGAGTTCCAGCGGTGCGCCATTGACAGTCTGATGAACAATACTGTCACATTTATATCTGGTAAGACGGGTTCTGGTAAGACTTTGTTGGCTCTGACTGCCGCTATGCACCTTGTAGACACTTACAAATATGACCGTGTGGTTATAGCGAGTAATCCTGTGGCGGTGCGTGGCGTGCAGGCATTAGGTTATTTGCCCGGCACTGTCAATGATAAGCTGTTATCGGGTGCATTAGGCAATATTTTGACCTCTAAGTTTGGTGATCGGATGCAGGTGGAAATGCTGATTCAGCAGGGCAAGATTCGGTTGCTGGATTTGGCGGCGTGCCGTGGTAGTGAGATTAAGGATAATGAAATATTGTTCTTGACTGAGTTTGAGAATGTCACGGTTGATATGGCTAAAATCATACTCAGTCGTGTATCATCTGGCGCAAAGGTGTTTGTGGACGGCGACTTTATTTCACAAACTGACAGCCATCTGTTTACCGGGGGCAACAACGGCATGAGGCGGTGCATTCAAGCATTTAAGGGCGACCCGCTATTTGGATATGTAGACCTGCCAAATATTTGGCGTTCTCATATTGCAGAACTGACCGAAAAGCTATAATACCCGACATGGACAAGAATGAAAGGATTAAAAATGTCAAAAAATATCAACTTTAAGAAGCAAGATGAATGGGTTGCGGCGAAAGTGCCGCAACCTTTTACTTTCGAGTATGAAGGCGAGACGATTGAGGTTAATCCTGTGTTTTCGCCTGAACAGTGTATGCGCATGGGGGATGAAATTACTGCCATAGTTGTAGGAGCAGACAGGTATTATCCTGAATTGCGCACTTTTGCTCAACGCTTATCGGTGGTTAATGCCATTGTAACTAACATCAAGATAGACGGAGACCATATTCTCCGGCATTGGAATTGGCTGATGTATACGGATTTTTATAACAAGTTGTGGCAAGCGTGCAGTGAAGATGTGCGGGATTTTATATGCAGTCTGTTTGATGCGGCTGAGGAGCAGATTAAACATTTACTGGATATACAACATAAGAATGCTGTGGATTTGCTGATGGAGACCCTTTTAGACAAAGCAAATCAGTGGATGGATAAACAGATTAGTGGTGTCAATGTGGAGTCTGTGCTGCAAGCTGTGCAAGACCTCAAAGAATTAAATCAAGAAGACAAGTTAGTACCGAAGATATTGGAATTTAGAGATAGGAACGGTGGTGACAATGAAACCGTTAGAGGAGAGGTTAGCGGAATACCTCAAGAAGAATCCTAAGAAGCTGATGGGCCGTGGTGTTGCACCGCAGGCCCTACAACGGGCAGCAGAGCGTTTGGCGAATATGGCAGAATTGGCAGCTAATAACGCTATACCGACAACCGGTAGTATTACAGCGGAGGCAAGTGCGGTCAAGATAGATGGTACTACTGCTATGTTTACAATCGATTATGACCACGATACTGCTATGCGTGATAGCTTTTTACCAGACCCTAAAAATCCGTATTATTCGAGCGGTCAGGCTGATTTGCTGTATTTGTTCAACAATGGATGGGAGTATGACGATGCAAACGCGCCGTATGGAGAGTGGCGTGGTATGCGTGTTCGCGCCGTTTCCACTCGTGCAGGATCGCATTTTGTGCAAAAGGTAGCTGACTTGATGGAGAAGGCTGTGCCGGGATGCACTGTACAAATTAACCCCGCTTACGGAGTGCGTGAACGAGGGGGTGAGCAAGAATGAGCAATTATGACTTTCAAGTATTTACTCAATTAGTGCCGAGTGGGGCTACTATTTCTGAGTTACGCAAACAGGTACAAGATTATTTCGACAAAAATGCAATCAAGGTCAAATTTAGTAATTTCGACCTTAGTGGTGCTGCGTCAGGTACAACTACCAAACAAATTAACGCAACCGCCAATGCGTTGCAAGCGATTAAGCTCTCTCTGCAAGAAATCAATACGGCGCGGAACAAGATAGTTAAGGCCGGTACTGAGAATACCTCTAACCAAATTCAGGCATACAATAAGCAGATTAAAGATAGTGTTGTTTCTCTTAAAGAACTAATTAACACGTATGCCAAATTGAATGGTGGTAAGAACGTTGAGTTCCGAGATTTAACCCCGTTGCTGAACCCTACTGATATTCAAGCGGCGACTGATGCTTTACGTAGCTTATTGCAAGGCGCGGGCATGAACGGTGCTGTTGTGGAGACAGCGCTGGCATCCTTTAAGAAGGGATGCTGGGAAGTGTCGGAGGCGGCGGCTAAAGCGGCTGATGCGGTGCAGAAAATGCACTCAGAAATGGCGGCTAAAGCGTCTGCGGCCACAGCAAAAACCGGGCAATCTGTTTACGCTAAATACAGTGATATATCTGCGCCGGATATTGCCAATTATACGGTGGATACGACCAAATTGGTGCAAAGTTATCAGGCGGTTAAACAACAGATTACCGACATACAGACCGTACAAAGTTCCGGTGCTAAAGTTTCGCAAGCACAGTGGCAGTTATTGATTGATGCTGCACAGCAGTATGAAATCGCTCTCAAAAATGTCAAGGTTGAACAAAAGGATGCTACGGTAACGCAGAAGAAGGCAGATAAAGAACTGGCCGATTTGGATAAGTTGCAGAACAAACTTACCCAGTTACAAGCTACTTTTGGCGAAGGATACTTTAACAACCAAAAAACCATTATTCAGCGTTTAGGTTTGTCGTCTGCCGATGTTACGGACGCTACTAATGCTTTAGCTACATTACGAGCTGCTTATGCCCAATTAGAAGTAGCTATAAGCAGCAATAACGCCGCAGATAAGCAGGCGGCAATCACCAATTTACAAACAGCATATCAGGGGTTTGGAGCTTCATTAAGGAACCTGCAAACTGCCGCTCGTGAGTTAAACAGTTCGCTTAATTCGGGTATCCAGTTTCAGAGGTTAAAATCTCAGGCACAAGCGTATTTTGACCAATACGCTACGGGTATACAACGTAATTCACAGCTCACTAAAGAGTGGCGGGCGCTTATTCAAAAAATTGGCGATGCAGACCAGTGGCAAAACAGTAATCAAGCTGCTATTGCTTTAGATGACCTTAAACGGCGTAGCCAAGCGGCTGGCGTAGAAGTCACTTCACTCAACAAAAAGTTGCGTGATATGTTTGGCGACACGCTATACGGTTTTGCCGTAGCACAGATTACGTCTGTTGCCGCTAATGCTATTCATCAAGTAGTTACCAATGTTGTCGAATTAGACAAAGCAATGACCGACCTTCAGATAGCGTCAGGTCTGGACCGCACACAAGTCCGTGGTTTGATGGAAGATTACGGGCAACTGGCGCAGGCGATTGGTGCTACCACATTGGAGGTCGCTGAAGCGGCTGATGGTTGGTTGCGTCAGGGTTATTCCATGCAGGAAACATCAGAACTGATTAAGTCCAGTATGATGTTGTCCAAATTGGGTCAGATGAATTCTGATGACGCAACTAAGGCACTTACCAGTTCACTCAAGGGTTATCAGTTACAAGCCAGTAGCGCTACTGATGTTGTTAGTAAATTAGTGGCGGTTGATATGGAAGCCGCTGCTTCTGCTGGTGGGCTGGCAACTGCTATGTCACAAACTGCGACTCTGGCTGACCAAACCGGCATATCTATGGATAGGCTGATTGGTATTGTCGCAACCTTGATGGATGTATCCCAGCAGAGCGGAGAAAGTGTCGGTACAGCCGTCAAGTCCATGCTGGCGCGACTTGGCAATATAAAAGCGGGACGGTTAATTGATCCAGAAACCGGCGAAAGTCTCAGTGACGTCGAAACCGTCTTAAATAATATCGGCGTGAAGTTGCGTACCAATGCAACAGATTGGCGAGATTACCAAGACGTTCTGGATGATGTAGCTGCGAAGTGGGGTGGCTTGAATGAGACCCAGCAACGTGCGGTCGCTGTTGCATTGGGTCAAACCCGTCGTCAGGAGCAGTTGAACATTTTGATGGCGAACTATGACAAGGTTCGTCAATTCACTGAAACAGCAGCCAATGCTACTGGTACTGCTGAACGTAAATACCTCAACTACATGGATTCTGTTGAAGCCAAGATTAACACCTTAAAGGCTTCATGGGAGTCCCTGTCTCAAACTGTACTTAGCTCAGACTTGATTGTTGGCGGTGTGCAGTTCCTTTCTGAACTGATACAAGGGTTAGATAAGGTTGACAGTAAGTTGGGTGCAGTCCCCTCGGTATTGGCTGCGATTAGTCTTGTAGTAAGTAAGCGCGGCAAGGGTTTGTTTGGTCAGGAAGGGTTGTTGACCGCATCCTTGAACAAGAACGGTTCATCTGGTAATTTCTTGGCGCAACACGTCCAGCATAATTTCTTAACCAACAAGGATATATCTCTCTTACATCAGTATAATGAGGCTCTGAGTCAGTCCATAGCGGATGGCAACACGTTAGCAGACGCCCATACAAAGCTCAAAGCAGAGTTGACTAAAGGCTCTGCCGCGTTCCAGCAATATGCTGTGCAGTTGGATGGCACAGGCGACAGCGTAGAGAAAGTCACTGCTAAGGGATTAAAACTTTCAGATGTGCTGTTAAATGTTGGCAATATGGCGTTAAATATGGCGCTTAGTGCGACAATTTCGATGGCGATTGGTCTTATCATCAAATGGATTGATCAGTATATACGCCGTATCGAACTTGCGCAGCAGAAAACACAAGAAGCGATTGGCGTCTGGCAGGGCGCAAACGATAAATTAGAAGAACAACGCACTAAGTTAGGCGATACTTCTGACCGTTTGGAAGAACTCAACAAGCTTAAAGCAGGTGGCGATTGGACTGAGCAGCTTGAAGCAGAGAAGCGAGAGCTGGAACTGCAAAATGGACAGATACGTGACCAGATAGAGCTTTTAAAGACTAAGGCCGAATTAGATAGGCAAGCCGCCGTACAAGCGCTCAAGGATGAAATTGCGACCACACAGGGCGCGACTCAATATGCTTTTGCTTGGAAAGTTGCGCCCTCTGCCGATGCTAAGGGGTATGCGGTGTCTGGACTGGCGGCAGATTCAGGCCAGAGGCAATATGTAACTGCCGATCAGAACGAGGCGCTTGAAATCGCTTTGGCTCGTTTGCACGAGATAGAGGCCAGCAAAAAAGAGTCGGGTAAACTGACCAAACAAGAACAAGCAGACCTTGAATCCATACGCACAACACTGACTGATGTTGGCCTTCAGTCAAATACGTGGGCTACACAACTTACGACTTTGGGTGAGGTTGATTTGGCTCGGCCTTACTTGGATGTTGTGTCTGCGGCAAGCGACGCAGTAGAATTAGCCAATCGTATTCAGGCTGATACCACCGTTTTATCTGATACGCTCAAACAGGCTTTGGATAGTAATGCCAATTTGACGGCATTAGCTGGTGGGTTGACTAAGACGCAGTTATTGGCCCGTCAAAATTCTGGTGCATATCAAGCGCTGGCTACTATTGCGGCCCAATACGGTAAGACCGTTGAAGACATTACTCCAATCTTAGAAGACTTGGGGTATTTGCAAAAAGAAGTTGCTGAGTCAACCGAAGACCTGAAAGACGAACAAGGCCAACTGAATGATATATGGGCAGCGGCGCGTAGTGCTGGTGACGATGCCAGCGACACTGTTAAAAACCTCAAGGCCGCGATAGGCACGGTGCAGGATTGGCGCAGCACCAAGAACGAAGTGGCGGCAGCCGTTAATACCATCAATAAGCTAACCGGCCTTCAATTGGATGTTAATGCTGACGGATTGCTGGATACGCTTGACTTTATATCCGCTTATTTGTCTGGTGATATAGAGAAGTTCGAGCAGTATGGTACAGCGGCTATTAAGGCGTTGGGTGTTAAGCCCGGTGCGTCTGGTTTGCAAGCTGCATTGCAGGCGCTAATCACACAATTTGGATTACTCAGTGGTGCGGCGCAGGCAACAGCGGCTACAATATTGAGCGCATTTGAAAGCATTGGTGCAATCAAATGGGGTGGATTAACAGATTCGCAACAAGCGATTATGAACGACCCCAACGCTGACCCACGGGCCAAATCTTATATTGCCGCACAGCGTAAACGTGTAGTCAATGATGACTGGTTCAAGAGTGTTGCTGCCACCAGTGAGCGTTATGGTTCCTCTAAATCTGGTTCATCTAAGAAAACCACTGACTCTAAACTTGAAGCGTATAAGGCGTATATTAACGAGCTTGACCATCTGCTTGCTATGGAGCAAATCACCGAGCAAGAATATTATAAGCGCAGTTTGGACGCTTTTAATAAATACCTCGGTGACAAAAAGAAATACCAAGACCAGTGGTGGGCGCTTCAGGAGAAGTATTATAAGTGGTGGAAAAAGCAGGCAGAAGACTCGGCCAGAGACCGTTATGAGGCCGATAAGAAAGCTGCTGAGGACGCTTATAATGCCGAAAAGGAACGTATTGACAAGCTAAAAGACGCCAACGACGATTTGTTGTCCGCTTATCAGGATCGCGTCAACTTTCAGAAAAAACAGCTTAATCGTGCTGGTGATGAACGGTCTTATGACCAAGAAGTTGCGGCGGCAAATAAACGCATTGCCGATCTGAAAGCACAAATTGAAGTTCTGTCTTTGGATGATTCAGCCAAAGCCAAGGCAAAGCGGCTTGAATTGCAAGAACAGCTCGACGACGAGTTGCTTGATTTAGACAACAAAATGTATGACCGCTCGGCAGATGTGCAAAGCGATGCGCTGGATGATAGTTTGGACGAATACTCCCGCTATATTGGGGCGCAGAATAAGTTACTGGACGAGCAGTTACGTCGGCTGGAAAAACAGCATAATGCCATACTGGACAATCTACAAAGCACCTTAGATTCAGCGCTGAATAACATCTCTACCATGTTCCAGCAGATGATGGCTGAGACCGAAAACATGGTGAATCAAATCAACGCCATGCTTGCCAGCATTGATGTATCTTCTCGTGCGGGCATATCGCAGATGCAACAGGCGTTGGTGGACACTGGATATAATATCGGCTCTTACGGCGCACAGAAGAACGGCGTAGATGGCGTTATCGGCAAAATGACTGTCAAGGGTCTTCAGCAGTTCTTGAATGATAGTATGGGCGCTGGGCTGAAGGTGGATGGCAAGGTGGGTTCTAAGACTTATGCCGCTATTCAAAATGCTGTCAATGCAGGCTTGTTGAACGAGTCTTACCTAAAGGCATTTCCGCGCAAATACCATACTGGTGGCGTAGTTGGTCAAGACTTTAACTCTGAGACCGCTTTTAAAGAGCTGGTCAAAAAGAAACCTGATGAGGTTGATGCACGTCTACGCAAGGGCGAAGTGGTGCTTACCGAGGATCAGGCAATCAAGGCGGCGAAGCGGCTGGCGTTCTCATCGTCTGATGCCGAGCGTTTGTTCACTATAATGAGCCAAGGCATAGGTGGGTTGTTTGGTGGCGACGGTGCTTTGAAGCAGGCAACGAAGCTGGCGCAAACCGTAGCGAATAATACTACTCATTCACCCAGCGTTAACGTTATCAATAACTTCAACGGCACAACTGATGCTGGCACTGTGCGGGCCATCGAGCGTTGGTCTGAGACGTTTAAAAAGCAGATTAAAGAGGAAATTTTTAGGGTTCCCATCAATAGCCTTGCACGGACGGGGCGGTTGTAAACGAAAACCCATTAACGAACAAATAAGCAAGTGTGATAATCAAAGCGTGAGGAGCCAGCCTGTGAAGTTACCGCGATGAACGGACTTCTCACGCTCATTTCGTTCTACTCCATTTGCAACAATAAGCAACATACGCACAACATATTTATTTTGGACTGGTGGTGATTCCATTTGGCCTATGAAGGGCTGCAATTTATATATGACGGTATCCCCTCCCAGCGTTACGGTCTCATGTTCGCGTTCTTTGATTCTGCCGACTATAAGCACGCCGGAGGTTCAGAGAATAGTCTTACCATAGATAAGGCGACACGCTCTCAGCGCCACACTCTATTGTCTGTTTCTCCTGATGATCCGTTGGAGTATGATATTGAAGTAGTGGCACTCAAGCCGTTGCAACCTTATGAGGTAAACGCCGTACACGCATGGCTGTGTGGGCAATTAAGCTTTAAAAAGTTGGTGATTCAAGCTCCTGAATATGCTGGTATGCACTTCAACTGTGTATTTAATGAGCCTGATGACTATTATATTAAAGCCGGTACAAACGGATTTAACCTGACAATGACCTGCGATGCCGATGGCGCATGGAGCGATGCTAAGACAGTAACCTTCACGCCTACTGACGGCGGTACTATAACAGTCAACAATCGTTCTGCCAGCTATGATTATCTCTACCCTACTGTTGAGTTCACACTTGACGGTGGCACGGAGTTTTCTATTATCAACACGACCGATAGTGCGACCCGTGAGTTTAAGTTTACGGAATTGGCTGACGGTGAAACAATAACGGTTAATGGGCGTACTGGCGAGGTTATGTCCTCATTAGGCACAATTCGCATCAACAATTTTAACGCGCATTTTTTGCGGTTGGTACACGGTTTAAACACGTTAAAATGCACCGGCAAGGTCTCTAACTTAAAACTTACATACGAAAATTTTATACGGATAGGAGGGTAAAAGTATGCTGTTTAGCTTTGATAAGTTTGACCGCTATGAGATACCCGTCCTGACCGTGGCGCACCCCGATTTCACTAAAGTAGGGATTATCAAAGACCCTATCGGGTTAAAACTTGACCTGAATTTGGTATCTACCTCTAAAGCGTCGTTTGAAGCGTATTCAGTAGATGATACTGGCAATGCCACCTTTTATTATGGTGCGTTGACCAAGTATAATCTCGTGCATATTAGCGGCTTCGGTTGGTTCGTAATCACCAATGTTGATGAAAGTAGCGATGGTATTCATAAGAGCAAGTCGGTGGACTGTGAATCTTACGAGTATACGTTAGGGCGCAAAGCGGCGAACCTAAGTGCAGGCACATATCGTCTGTATGATCCTGCCAACGCCGCCAGCACTGAGACTTTGCTTGGACATTTTCTGGCGAATTGCCCTCGTTGGACGATAGGCTATGTGAGCAGTGCGCTGTATAGCCGGTATCGTACCTTTGATATGCCTGATGCGTCTATGTACGGCTTTCTCATGGAAGAAGCGATGGACGCTTATGAGTGTGTATTCGTTTTTGACACGGAAAACTTACAGATAAAGGTCTATGCACCCGATGATTTGATTAAGGATTCGGGGATTGTATTCCGATACACCTCACTTTTAAAGCATATCTCAATATCTGATTCCGCAGACGATGTGGTAACGGAACTGCAAGTGTATGGTGCAGATGATTTTAGTATTGCTACTGTTAATCCGCTTGGCACTGCCAGTATTTACAAGTATGACTATTTTAAAGATGTCATGCCTGCGGCTATGTGGGCCAAGGTTAAGCAATGGCAGGATGATGTTGCGGCGGCTATGGGGCGTACTTCCGCTTATGGCAATATACTGACCGCTATAAAAAATGAGAATCTAAAGATACTCGGTTATGAAGCGAATAAGTCTGAAGTGGAACGGTATCGAGCGGCTGGTGAACAGGTTCGCACTGTTAATACACCGTATACGATGCAGGCCGTTTCGCAGACTGCTGTGGATAATATACGAGCATGGATAGACGGCAAAAGCAGCACTGACTTGTTGACAATGGTAACTGCCGCCGATGCTTACCCTCCTATTCCTACGTTTGTGCCTGCCGGTGGCGAGGGTGTTATACCAAGCGAGATACAAGCGTATGCTGATATGATAACAGAAGCAGACCGTAATGTGGCACAGGCAACAGTGAATATTTATGCCTGCGAAAAGTGTATCCAGTATTGTGATAGTCTCATTGAACAGAGCAAGGCGCAAATTGCTGTCTATCAAGAGCAACGTCAGGCTGCATCTGCGGGGTTGGCTTTATCTAACTACCTGACTGCCGCTGAAATAACCGCTTTAGGTGATTACACTTTGGCTGATGTGTATGAGAACACATACATTGTGCCGTTGGACAACGCGACCTATGAGGAAACACAAAATCTGGCCTTTGAACTGCTGGACGGCGCATTAGAGGTGTTGGACCGTGTATCTCAGCCTGCCTTTGAGTTTAGTGTGGATAGCGTCAACTTGATGTTTGATAAAGAGCATGAAGCATACATCAATAAAATCGAACAAAAGGGTTTAGGTTGTCAAGTCCATATTGAGTTTGAAGACGGCAACTGGTACAATCCTGTGCTGATGGGCATTGGTGTTGAGTATGACCACCCTGATAAATGTTCACTGGTATTTGGTAGCAATTATCATGCTCGAATGAGCGAGGATTTGTACGCTGAGTGCTTCCAGAACGCTGCTAAAACGTCCTCTACGGTCAGCAGTGCATTGCATAGCTGGCTCAATCCTATGCAGTCGCAGAGTCTTAGTCCTATGCGTGAATTTATTGAAGGTACATTGAGTGCGGCAGCGAATAAGATTATTAACGCCAGTAATCAGTCTACGGTTATAGACCAGTTTGGTATCTGGGGCCGTAAGGCCACAGAAGACGGATACAGCCCTAAACAGCTTAAAATTATCAATAACGGTATGTTTATGACCGATGATAATTGGGATACGTGTAAGTTGGCTATTGGCGAGATAGAGATACCGGGGACGGCTGATACGGCGTATGGGGTGGCGTCCGAATTGCTGGTGGGTAATCTGATATTGGGCGAAGCCATGAAGATTATCAATGTTAATAATACGTTCACCATAGACGAAAATGGTATGAATTTGACCACTTCAGATGGATTAAAGAAGATATATATGGACCCGTCTGATGGGTTTAAGATTCAAGGTAGAGCTAATACTTCTGCGGAATTTGCAGATAAACTATATCTGGATTCGGAAGGCAATGCTATATTAAAGGACATTACGGCTATTGGTGGTACATTTACAGGAAGCGTATTGGCTGGTTCTGGTGTAATGGGCGGGTTCTACTCTCAAGACAGTATACATAAAATTCTCGGTAATTTGACCATTGAAGGAGATTTGACCATTAAGGGTAAATACCCCGCCTCTCCTGTTACTCCTGCGGGAGCTGGCATTCAATCTGGTAGTAATGGATATATAGTAACCGCCCCTCAAGAGAACCACTTTGGTACGATGTCTGTTGAAACATTGCGTGTAACTGATGGATCGGGCAATTATTGGAATTTGCTACAAAATGGGTCGTGGTCTACTGGCACTGGTGGCGGTGGCACAGGTGGATCGGGCAGTGGAGTTACATATAACATTATTCGCTATACGAATCCTGATGCAACTATTTATTTTCATCCTCAAGCTTCACCTACGCCCAGAAATGGCGTTATGCAGGTGTATCAATGGTATGTTTATATTGAGACAACAACCAATTCACATGGACCGTGGTATTTGCTTTCGCAAACGTGTACTTATAATAATGGTCGCGTAACTCCTAATGCCTCTCTATCTAATTTTGGGTGGGTCAACTTAGACCCTGCTTTGTCTACCGTAGAAGTGCGAACCAACCAACCGGGAGCGTAATCTGTGGGTAGATACACAAACACAATAAATACTAAAGGGTTAATATATGGCAACTTATAATGGCACGATGTCAGTTGATGGAAGTGTACCGTATAGCAATACGGCTGGTGGTTATCAAATTGGAGGCGCTGATATAGGCTCCGCTTGGTGTACAATCACGCTTCCTGATACTTATTCGGCGTATAATGTATGTTCGCTCACTTGCGCATTGTATTCGAGAACTGCGCCTTCAAACTGGTTATCGACATGGACGTGCGACATTAAGATTACCATAAAAGGCCAAACTGGCACTTGGAAAAATGTCACTAAAGATGGTTTTGATAATGGCGGTGGGTCTACAAGTCGGCGTTTTGAAATTGACCTCGATCAAATTGGGTTAGGAACGCTATCTCTCGTTCCCGGTGATTATATCAAATTAGAGTTTGTGGGTCACGCAGGCACATTTGTTGACGATAATGGTCGATGTGTGTACTTACGGTCTGCAACTCTCATTTCTAATGATGCGATTGAAGCCAACAATTATTTAAAAGTTGCCAGCTCTGGGCGCATATTATACGTTGCAGACAGCTATCAACCGGTATCGGTTACGTCCAGTACCAGTGGCACATATTTTATGAAGTTCGCTGATTATAAGAAGTATTTTGGGTTTGTATGGGGCGCTGGGGAATATGTTCAAGTCACATTGCCTGAATATTATGTCGCAGGCGTTACATACTACAAGCCCTCTTTAGCGCCTTTATTAAAAGCGGATTAAATGAATGAAGGGATAACTATGACAACTAAATTAGAAAATGCTTATCGGGCATTAGAGCAGCTTCAAATCCAAGGTGTAGATAACGCTGTGCTGTTGGGGTTTATAGGAAAAATGCTGCGAGAAGTGCTTGAAGAAATGCACGTTACACCTCCAAAGGAGGGCTAATTTATGACCAACCTATATACTGTCGCAGAAGAAATGCGAATTATAGCGGGAGACACTAAGGTGCTCCCGTTTAGTGTCGGCAGACAGGACGGCAATCATGTCGATCTGAGCTTGTCCGGCACGACCATTAAATTCTTTTTGTACCTTTATGACCAACCTGAAGTTAATGTGTTGACCTTGAGTTCCGGCAACGGTATCTCAGTTAGTACCAGCGATACTTCATGGTTTGATGTCAAACTAACTTCGGAGCAAACAAAGGGTCTTGCGGGGCCATATCAATATCAGATAGAGATAACCACTCCGCTGAATGATATATACCGCCCTGTGACCGGCACTCTTGTGTTTGTGCAGATAAACGAGGGGAATTAGTATGATAACTAAAGAACACGCAACTGAGACCTTGCAGATGGAGTTCGGCAAGGGCTCGTATGCCATTCCTAATGTACATTATTTAGGGTTGTCCACCTCTGCCATATCTGAAGATACTGGTACGGGGTTTACCGAACCTACTGATGCCAACTACTCACGCAAGGCGCTGACTAATGTGGCGGCAACATGGACTACCAACTCTGCTGGCGAAGTCGTTAATGCGGCTTCCTTGGAGTTCGCCGCTTTCGCCGCCAATGCAAACACTCCTATTACTCACTGGTTTTTATCTTCTTCCGCAACTGGCGGCAAGGCGTTGTATTATGGTGCGCTGACTACGGCGTATCCTATTATACAAGGTAGTAAAATAGTTGTAGCTGCTGGCGGTCTGCAACTGTGCCGCACTAATCAGGCAACAGTTTAGGTGGTGATGTACCGTGCAGCGGATACGGATTCTCTTAGATAGCACATCGCAACGTATAGCTACAAATCTGGATGCTCTGGTCGCTCGTTCTGCTGTCACGTTAGATAAGACTGGCAACCGTATTCATATGACTATTGAGCGGTTTTTGGATGTCTCCTACTTGGTGTTGCGCCATATAGACTATGCGGTAGATCGTCTGCTGACTGAACTGTGGCTGCCTGCCAGCGGCACAATGACCGATTATGATGGTAGTCGCCTTTCGCTTAGTGCTCTGAGTGATTTGTTGTTTACACACAAGGATTACGACGCGGCACGTTTAACAATGTTGTACACTATGCAGGGTGTGTTGCGACATACGGATTATGATACTTCGCGATTGCATATCATTTTGCCGCTGGGCGCGGTCATGTCGCATATTGACTATGACGCTTCTCGTTTGCGTCAAACCAAGCTCATCAAACCTGTGCTGTTAGGTGAATACGGTGAGTTTGCCATAGGTAACACTTCTATGGCCCTCGCTGATTGGTGCTATGAGGAAATAACATAAGGTGGTGAAAAATGAGTTCTACAACTGAATATGCTGGCTTATTGCTTGTAGATCCGTTGGGTGCAGATAGCGCCATGTCGGGCAGCTCTTGGGTGGAGTCACAGGCGGGCATAGCGCCCACCAGCAATATGCAAATTATAGATGCCTTGCTGAAACAGAAGGCTTCTTTTACTGTAAAAACAGCCGACGAATGGAGCGCAGACACCACCACTATTCTTCGTGCAAATGATTTTGGCGTGGTGTCTGGCACAGGTGAAGTGCGGCGTGGCGACGGTATTCACGCATGGGGTGAATTGACTACATTTGACCCCGGTAATGCCAGTGGCAAGGTGGATAAAGTGCTGGGTGCTGTCAGTCATTTAGTGCAGTTTGCCAATGATGGTGCAATAGCTGATAGCGGTAAAAAGATAGATGACTTTGCCTCTGCAACGCATACGCATGGCAATTTGACCAATGATGGTAAACTCGGTTCTGTGGCAGATCAAGTGGCTGTGACTGATACTGGCGGTGCTTTGACTACTAAATCGGCGGCTGAAATGCGGACTTTACTGGATGTGCCGCAAAGCGATAGTAAACAGGATAAGATAACGGTGCAGGGCATTGTGAAGGGTGACGGTGCAGGCGGTGTGTCTGCGGCTCAAAGTGGTGTGGATTTCGCATTGCCTGCTACGCTCTATACTGCTATATTGACTGCGGCGGGTTGGAACAATAAATCTCAAACTGTAAGTGTTGCTGGTGTGACCGCTAATAATGTGGTATTGGTGCAGGCGCAAGCCGATTCCAGTCAGGCATATCGCATGGCTAAAGTGATGGCTGATGCCACGCAAGTGGCTGGGCAACTGACATTTAGTTGCACCACTACGCCTACTGTTGATTTAACCGTTATGATTATTGTGTTGGGTTAGGGGTGATTGTATGGCTATTGTAAATATAGGGGCTGGTAGCGGCTCTGAATATGGTATATACGTTGGTACGGTTGCCCCTACTGACCCCAGCACTACTGTGTGGATTGTGCCAGATGACGAACCGGCTACGATTGATGATATAGCGGCGCAGGTAGTGATTAAGCCCACGACTAATACTACATTATCAGGCGTGCTTAAAGGCGCAAATGGTAAGATGGCGCAAGCAGTGGCGGGAACAGATTATCAAACGCCTTTAACTGCGGGTACGGATTACGCACAGCCGAGTATAACTGTAACGGTTACGTTGTCTGCAACGGGTTGGACTGATAATACGCAAACAGTGGCGGTGACTGGTGTGACTACTACTAATGCTATAATGATCGCTCCTGCTCCCGTATCTTTTTTAGCGTATTGTGATTCTCAGGTACGGGCAACAGCGCAGGCGGCTAATGCGCTTACATTCGCTTGCGAAGATGCGCCGACTGAGAATTTGACTGTGAATATTTTGATTATGAGGTGATTGAACTATGCTTTTTAATGCAAGTGATAGTGGGCCGCGCAATGTTTCTTCCCTCCCCGCCAGCGGCGCGGCACTGACGGCAAATACTATATATAATGCATCTTCTCCTGTTGGTACATATGTATTCACCCCTCCCGCATCCGGCTGGGCGCATGGCACATTTACTACGGGTAGTAGTGTATCGGTGTCATTTAGTGGCACATTCATTGGCGCGGCCCCGGCAATAGAGGCAAACAAGACCTATGAATTTGATGTATACAATGGCGTGTGGGCAGTACAGGAGGTTGTGAGCGCATGATACCTATGCTACGAAGGAGGCTGATGAGCAACATGGCAAAGGCGAAAAATATAGCAACGGGAACGATAGATGCGGGAAATTCCCATTTGACAACAATATCAATATCTGCTCAAACAGGCTTTAGACCCGACCATGTTGCGGTGTTTATAGCGTCAGAGAGGGCGGAATCAGCATTACAATTTCATGTTTTGAGTACATACGATGGCAACGTATTATGTTTTGACATAGATACATGGTATATGAACGCATCATCCGTTCAGTTTACTGTGAACGACAGCGGGTTCACGATTGCAAACGTTAAGGTCGGCTCGGATGATCAAGTTTACTTTACCGGCACTTACCGCTATGTAGCATGGCAAGAATAAAAAGGAGCATACTATGTGTAAAATAATTCTATCGGGGGGGGCAGCCTCCGTAAAATAAAAAGCGCCTGTGCGCTATGATACCCTTGCAGTTTGCCTTACGGCGCAGGATGATTAAACAGAAAAGCGAATATAAATTATCTGTTGCAGCAGCGCAGACATTTGAATACAATTTAACGCTTACAGTTGATGGGGTGTCAGTTGTATATGGCGAAAAGTTTGTTGGCGCGAAAGTTTTTGCAATAACAAAAGAATCCGTGATTACTATAACCGGAACAGCATATGAAGGTTATGCGATTTTTGTAAAAATAAATGGTGAACAAGTGGCTGGAATGAGTCCCGGTGAGTCAACGACTTTCAGGTATGCATTTCCAAAGTCTATGATACGCAACGATATATCATTGCGTATGTACCAAACTACATACTATTTCAGGTATGCGGAATTTACAGTTTAGTAAAAAAAGGAGGTACAATGTTAAACACAAACTATGCCAAGCTGGCGGGGGAGTATCCCGAATATTTACGCCTGCCGGTTGAGTTGCAGTCGCCGCTTATAATCAACGGTGTGACGCACCCCGCAGGGGCGCACCTCTCCACCAATGACGATGCGGCAATAAAGGAGCTGGGCTATAAGCCCGTGACCCGTTCCCCTATGCCCTCAAAGGAGGGCTTTTATTATACCGAAATGTGGGAGGACAACGGCGAAACGATAGTCCAGAGCTGGACGGAGCACGAGGCGCAGGCCACCACGCAGGACTATATAGACGCGCTTGCGGAGCTGGGGGTGAATGTCAATGACGCGGAGTGAGCTTATGGCGCTGGTAGCCGTGCGCAAAGCGGAAATCGAGGCGCACGAAACCGACCTTGTAGAGGTGCTGACGGCGGCGCGGGCGGGGCTTACCCCCACCCCCACCCAGGGCGCACCGTGGGACGCTGAGACCCGCTATATAGCCGGAGACACGGTTGAGGGATATGTCGCCCTCAAATACAGCCGCAACAAGCCCCCTGCCACAAACCTCGGCACATATTGGGCGGTGCAGACCGTGACCTATCCCGCGTGGAGCGACATCGAGGACGGCACGGTGATTGAGGTAGATACCATAGTTACCTACAACGGCAAAACATGGCAATGCACCGAGCAGCACATCAAGTCCACCGTCTACAAGCCCAAGGCCGGAAGTGCGAAGTGGACAGAGATCGCAAGTTAGCGGGGTGATTATGTGTCAATTATGAAAATTAAAGATGCCGTTACCGGCGACTGGCGCGAAGTCATAGCGCTTCAGGGACCACCCGGAATCTTTACTCGTAATACTTATACGGAAAGCCCAACTACCATAACATTAGCCGATGCCAACGAGTATTATCTTACCAATGTTTCTAATATAGAATTTTTGTGGCCGTCCAACCAATATTTTGAGTGTTGGGTCACATTAACCCTATCTAATGAGGCTGATCATATCATTGCCTTTCCAGAAGATATGCGTCAAATCGGTGATACGCCTAATTGGAATACTCCGGGTGCAACTTTTGAAATCTCCATTAAAGATAAAATTGCGATATTTAAGAAAGTAGTTGAACCTAACGTTTCAACTTAAAGGCATTAACTTATGGATAGACGGTTTTTTAAACAACGTAGAATGTTATTGCTCCCAAGTGTAAATTTAACTATCACATTAACCGGCACATGGGATAATTCTGGAACATTTGGCGAACGGTATGTGAAGATTAACAACGAGATAATTACCGAAAACGGAGTTTATACCGTTTGGGAAGGTGATATTGTAATTTTGCATACAAAGATAAGCCCCATCATGGGCGGAAGCGAGAAGTACGGCATATTCGTGAACAACAAGTGCGTGAGGACTGCTGCAAACTGCATAAATCACGGCCCGGACTACGGATATACCGTCACGCAAAACTGTACGGTAAATGGTCAGGGCAATGTACACGCAAGGGACGGCTACGCAAGGATAGACGTAACGACTTAATATCAATGTTTTTATGAATGTAAGAAAGGAACTCAAATGAAGAAATTTGTAGCAATAGTTGTAACTCTGATGATGATACTGGCAATGGGCTGTGCTTTTGCTCTTGATTGGAGTAATGTTAAGGTGCAGGCCGCTGGTTGTGACAAGTATAATGTTGTACTGTATAAGCTGGAACGTGTTGAGGGAATCAATGGAGATTTCTTCCGCATAGCAACTAACAGCACTGCTAAGATTGGTGATACTGTATACTTTGGCGGCTATGCTGTGGGCGAGAACTCTGTGCAGGCGTTTGCCAATGCGTTTCTAATGGAGGACTATAAGCTGATTGATCTGGCTCGTATAACCGAGGTTACTACTACCAAGTTCGAGGAGGATGCCGTTGGTGGTATCACTACCCCCATCTTCTCTGCTAAGGTTATCGGCAACGACCCCACCGTTAAGGTTGTGCTGAAGTCCGGCAATGATGTAACCGAATGTACCTATAAGGGCCAGCAGATTGTTGCTTCTGCCGACGCTACTCAGGTTAAGTTAGGCGATTTTACTTTTGTCCGCAATCTGGCTAATGGCATGGTCAGCGAAGTGTATTACGATCAAAACAAACTGGACAAAGCTCTGATGACTGCCGCCGACTATGAGAAGGCAATAGCGGCTCTTAGCGTACTGAATATTACCATAACTGATGTTGAGAATCTGACAATTTGCATGAGCAACGATAACATCATTAAGAATTTTGGTAATTATTGCGAAACCACCAAGTCTATCTGTTGGGGTGCGAAGTGCAAGGTAGAAATCGCTACTATGGAGATTCCTAAGACTGGTGATATGCCCTTGTGGGCAGAGATACTGAACTTCCTCGGTATCGAACTGTAAGTTATCGAATAATCGGGCGGGTGTCTTATGAGATGCCCGCCTTTTATTTTGCCGCAAAGGAGGTTCCTGTGAACGCGAAAGTATACAATCAAACGATGCGTAATGCGTTTCACGCCAAGGGCTATAAGGGCCAACATATCATTTTTGCCGTTATAGACAGCGGTGTAAATCCTGTGGGCTGGCTCAAGGGAAAAGTTCGGTATTCATCCCTATTCCCCGCCACAGACACAAACGGACATGGTACATTTGTGGCTGGGCAGCTCATTGAATGGTGTCCTGAAGCTGCTGTTCTGTCTTACAACGTATTGCCTAATGGCACTGGCAAAGTGTCTGACACCAATGCCGCTTTAGCCGATATTCTGAAACGTGTTAAGGCTGACACTTCACATCAATATATAGTCAATATGTCTTTAGGCGGCGGCGGCAGTGCCGTTAGTCCGTCCATTGTGCAACAGGGCAAACTCATCTCCCAACTTGTTGATGAAAATGTGCCGGTGTGTGTGTCGGCTGGCAATGACGGCAAGGAAGCGAAGTTGGATGTTTGGCCGAGTTGTTTTCACGACCCTGTGTGTGTCGCCGCTATCAACGACAATGGCGCAAAAGCCAATTTCAGTACATGGCACAACGAGATGGATGTTGCCGATGCTGGCGTATCTATTAAGGGATTAAGCTACACTGGTGCGTCTGGCGTATATATGTCTGGCACTTCTATGTCTGCGCCTAATGTGGCAGGCAAAATCGGTTTGATTATGAGCAAATATTATACCGACAATGGAGATTGGCCTTCGGAGCCTGCGGTGTATGACACGCTCAAGAATAACTGCATTGACCTTCACAAAAAGGGCTATGACCCCTATACCGGTTATGGCTTTGTTTATATGGATGGCTCAGTGGGTGTACAAGCAACATACGGCATTTGCGCCAAGACGACTGGCAATGTGCGGATTCGCCAAGGGGCAAGCACTCTTACCACTTCTCTGGCGGTTGTGCCTAAAGGTACACCCATTATTATTTGCGCCCATAATGCAGGCTGGCACAAATGCACAGCGTTTATCGGTGGCAAATGTGTAGTCGGGTATATGAGTACCAAATATGTGAAGGAGGCGAAATAAGTGTACGACGTAACGAAGTTTATAGAATTTGCTTTGAGCCATGCCAAACGTGCGTCTGTGCCGGAGGGTGCTAAACTGCTTGTGCCGCTTAATCAGGTAGGCGTTGCCGGTGAATGGGAATACCTCTTTGGCACTACTGGCATTGTTTGCACTCAGTCAAAACTCGACCAGAAATGGCGCACATATTACAAGCCTAATGGTTGGACGCTGGCTAACTATAAGGCAGCTACTAAGAATTGGGTGGCCGAAAAGCGCATTGTGTGCGACTGTCAGGGTTTGTGTGACTATTTCCTTAAAAATGATACCAACGCTAAAGGCAACTACGCTCGATATTGCACCGCCAAAGGTTCCACTAAGACTATTACACGCAAATACGTTATTGGCGAAGCGGTCTTTAAAGGTTCTGCTCCCGGCTCCATTACCCATGTAGGTTGGATATGCGGATTTATGCCTGATGGTGAACCGCTGGTGGTTGAGGAAAAGGGGCTTAAATATGGCTGTGTAGTTACTCGCCTGTCTCAAACTGCATGGACTTATCGTGGCTTAATGACTAAGAAGTTTAAATACGAGAATGTGCCGAGTGAATCGGCCACGCCCTCCATGCCTGTTAAAGATACCACTTATCACGGTCAGATTATGGGTAATGTTTATCTCCGTACTGCTCCCAGCGTCACTTCCTCTAAGGTTATGGTGCTGCGTAAGGGCATGAAGGTTCTGGCTACTCCTTACAATAACGAATGGGCGCAGGTAGCAACGTATGTGAATGGTATATCCCGTACTGGCTACGCCTCGATGAAGTATATAAAAGAGTTATGAAAATTCCACGACTAAATCAAAGATTTGCTACCAAGTGCCTGATATTTATTGCCATTTTCCTATGTGTTTTTACTGTGCTACAATATGCCAGCTTTATGATTACCGGCATGGAACAGACACAACTTATTGAGTCTGTCTTTACGGTGATTGGCTTAGAGTGCGGCTGTCTGATACTCAAACGTATATGCGATGTGGTATTTAAGAAAAAGAAAACGCAGGATGAAGTGCCTGAATTTGAGGATTTCCCCGATATGAACGATGACGGTGAGGATATAGCCGGTTAGAAAGGAATGTTATGAGTATAGATTGGACTACTATTATTGCGACAGCGCTGGAATCGCTAATACCCCTTGTAATGACTGTGCTGTTTTATCTGGCACTGCGCTGGCTGAAAAGCAGGGGTGCAACCAGCGACCAGATACAGTTAGCTACTGAGGCTTGGAAAATATTCCAGAGCTGTGTGCTAAGTGTAAATCAGACCTTTGTTGACGTGCTAAAGGAACAGGGCGCGTTCGATGAGCACGCACAGGAGCTTGCCCGTATTAAGTGCAAGGAACAGTTTGAGCTACTTATTTCTGAGGAAATGAAGCTGGCTATCAATGCGCTGTACGGTTCTCTTGACGCATGGATAGATGCCAACCGTGAGGCAATGGTTTGGCAGGCAAAGCAGGATAAGAAAACTGCATAATGAGAGGAGGTCTGTATGGCCGAACAATTATCCATAGCTATATATAGCGGCATTGGTGTGGCCGCTGTAGTAGCTATTAAAGAAGTCATTATGTGGTGCTTAAACCGCAAGGCCCACAAAGAAGATGCGGAAGCGCAGTCTGCGAGTGGCACTCTGGAAAACAAACTGGACCAACTGCGAACAGATGTTACGACACTGACCACTACCATGGTCGCGTTTGGCGAAGCACAGAAACGGCAAGACGCAGGGCTAATAGAGATGTTGTCCTGCAATATTGACCACTTATGCGATAAATACATTCTACGCAATGGCGTGCGCGTGTCAGAATTGGCGGCGTTAGAGCGTATGTATGAAGCGTATCATAGGTTAGGTGGCAACGGATACTTAACTCATCTGATGGAGCGTGTGCGGACACTGCCCATAATCTCCTAAACACAAATAGGGAACCTACTGGCCCAAAAGGCTGGTAAGTTCCCTATTTTTTACTCAATATGCTAAGGTTTATGCACACTAAATAAGCATTAACATAGTAAGCGATGACGTGTCAGGTCTGCCAATCTGAGTCGATGGTATCAACCGTGGTTCTGGTTTGGCAGACTTAGAGTAAAATTGGCCCATATTTTTATCAGTTATAACTCATAAAAATATGGCTTTTCGATGGTCTTATAAGTCGTATTTCCAAAAGATGCGGATTTCGTCTGTAAATATGCGAACCTCTTTTATCAGCATTGCAGCGACTTCATGGCGCTGTGCAATATCCATATAGGGCCACATATCCAGCGTGTCGTATAGTTGTCGAGCGTTTTCGGGTGACGGTCTTTCCAGTATATGTTTTTGCAACGCAACCTCTATTTCATGGCGTTGTGTTTCTAATTCAGCGATTTTATCGTTGAGATAACCTATGACTGTTGCAGAGCCTTGAGCGATTGCGTTCACCAAGTTGTCAATCTGTTCATTGATTTTATTGATTTGTATTTTGTGTTGTTGTTCCTTGGCGTCGCACTCGGCAATCTGTTGTGCTTGTAGGTCGGAATGTCTTTGGATGTGTTGCATGATTTGGGTCTCAACCGCTTCTTCCACTTGTGCAATAGATACACGCGCATTATCATCACAAGTTCCGTAATTGGCATGTCCAGAGCATCGAAACTTTGGTACACCCTTTTTCATTACATCTGCTTTCATAGCTTTGCCGCAATAGCCGCATTTAATCAAACCAGTCAGCCATGAGTGTTTGCCTTGTCCTCCATTATATACCTGCGTGTTATTACTTAAACGGTTCTGACACAACAAGAATGTTTGCGCATCAACTAACCCTTCATGTAATCCGATAGATAATGTGAGGCTTTTTAGCTGGTCGAACTTACGCCGTTTGTGATCCCACTGCCCATACGTTACACAACCATTCACGCCTGCAAAGGCTTCAATCGGGTTGGTGATGTTGATGCCTGTTAAGCGATAGTAGTTGTATATGTCTGCATTAGCCTTTACATATACGGGGTTGGACATGATGCGGCTAAGTTTGCAGGAGTCCCATGCTGCACCGCCCGGAGATGGCACACGCCGCTTATTGAGTTGCCTCGCCAATGCTCCTAATGACGTGCTTGTGTATGCGTATGCGTCAAAGATGCCGCGCAATATCTGCGTTGTTTCTGGGTCGCATACAAGTGAACTTACAGACTTACCTTGTAGGGCGACCTTGGTTTTGATAAACCCATAAGGTGCTGTGGAGTCGTATGCTCCGTTTGCCGAGCGCATATAGTAGTTATCCCTGACACGCAACTGTATAGTCTCACGTTCAAGTTGGGCAAAGACCATTATAATGCTCAACATGGCGTTGCCTATTGGGGTAGAGGTGTCAAATTTCTCGCGTGTAGACTGGAACTCTACATTGTGTTGTTTGAATACCTCTATCATTTCCGCAAAGTCTAATAGCGACCTACTAAGCCTGTCCAGTTTATAGACCGTTACCTTATTGATTACGCCGGAATGAATGTCTTTCATCATTTCCTGAAACTGTGGACGATTTGTATTCTTTCCGCTAAATCCTTTGTCAATGTACACTTTTGTGGGTACATCTATACCCAATTCTTGTTTACAGAGTTCAATTTGGGTTTCGATAGATAAACTGTCTTTTTTATCTAACGATTGTCTGGCGTATACTGCATTCATGTGCCCCTCCTAATTTACACAGTACACGTCATCGCTTGATTTAATTATAACCTGTGCTTGGGATAATTGCAAATCAATTTCAGTTAAAAGCTGATTGGCAATAATGGCTAAAGTGCTAAGATCGTCGGTCAGATTGGGGTAGATGTTCTTTATATCCATTTGTTCCTCACCTCATAAAACAATATATGCTAATAGGGAAGCTGTGTATGATAGCTTCCCTATTTTTTTTACTCTACTTGCCGCTACTGCCGAACCCGCCTCGGTCAGCATTGCCGAGACTAATGACTGGTTCAAATTTGATTTCGCCAAACTCGGTTCGCATTGTATAGTTTAATCGGAACTGGCAAATGCGTGTACCCTTGGGAATGGTAATATCTCTGGTGGCGTAAGCGGGGAACTTCCAGATGTCGTTGTCGCCGCAATATGTGTTGTCGATCACGCCTATTGAGTTGGCCTGCAAAACACCATAATTCTTAAAGGTGCTGCTACGAGGTACAATATTAGCCTCTACCCCATCAGGTAACTGCATGGCAACACCCAGCGAGATGAGGGTGTACTCACCGGCTTGCAGAGTTACTGTTTCGGCTGTATAAAGGTCTATCCAGTCTGATTTCTTATCCCCGATATACCCCAATTCGGCGGGATAATCCTTAGTATAACGAATATGTATATTAGTTGATCGTTTCATTTAGTCTCCTGAAATAAATATGTTATGTCTATAAGTTCTGGGCCAAGCGGTGCGTGTTCTACACGATAAAACCGTTGATTAGTTGTAAGACTGTTTAATGCGCCCAAAGATTGCTGGTAGCTACCCATTTTCAAATAGTCAGTAAGAGGCAATATGTCTGCCATTTCAGACCAATTATCATTGCCTGCATATACACAAGTTTTTAGGTGATAAGTCTTCGCAATTTGCAACGCTTTACACAGCTCGTCGATATTCTGTGTGCCACCCATAAAGCACACACAGGTGATATAGGGCGCATACTGTTCGACAACATCTGCCAGTGATGCCAGCAATGGGACCCCTACGTCTTCCCACAGGTGTGGGGAGTGGCAACCCTCGCATTTAAAAGGGCAACCACTCACCTCAAAAGCCAAACTGACTTCATCGGGAACCTCTTGAAACACCACCGTATAAGAAGTGTATTTAAGCATTGCCGTAATACCTCTTAGCAGCCTCCTTTTGCCGAGCTTCGCTAAACTTCGATACGCGCTTTAGATAGCCTATAATGCGCGTTGCATAATCAATGTCTTCAGACCCGCACTTAGGACATTTTGTTAAAGTGTGTTTATCAATATAACCGCACTTATTGCAAATAGTGTTACGAACATTAAAGGTGAAGTAAGAGCAACCTGTTTTGATGGCGTCTTGCATAATAATTTGATACTGCTTCTTGGTCAAATGCTCTTGCAGATTCACATGATTAGCGCTGCCGCCATCAAGATACTGTGTGAGCTTGTTGCCGTGCAGGATAAATTTATCTATGAGATTGACACCATCATCTTCGGGACGGAAAAAGTAGCTGTTATAACACTCGCGAGGAGAGAACAACCCGTCTGCCTTGTCCCATTTAGCATTTTTAACCCCAAGGTTTTCAGCAGGCACAAATTCGGTGTTAAACATCAGTTCATCTGTACGAGCTGCTTTATTCGCTTCAAAAATAGGTCTGAGTATCTTTTCGCCATACTCAAAATATTTTTCATTGGGCGTAATGTCTATGCCAAGAAACTCTGCGCCCTCAACGAATCCATTGATGCCTATGGTTAAGAATTGTTTTTCTAAAGAGATATAACCTGCATCGTACACAGGCAGCAATTTGGACTTAAAATTGTCCTTCATAATCTCATTGAACGCTATCAGATAGTGGTGGCACTCATCTACAATCTGCCGTACTGCATCAGATATATCAATGCCGTCACGCACAGCCCACTGCACCAAGCGATTGATGTTGATGGTCATAACCCCCTTGGAGCCGGTTGCAATGCCCCCAGCACCTAACGTATAAGAAAATGTGTTGTCTTGCAGCTCGTTCCGTAAACGGCAATTATGGGTGATCATGCCATTGGGCAACGTAAAATATGGCTCGTCTTGGTTCCTACATTCAAAGCAATACACAGAGTCATAATTGTTTGCTACACTGGTGATGTTTTGCACCTTAAAATAGATGCCGTTGTTGATTACTTTATATACGTCTGCCAATGTGCGCCGGTTTTGTGGCGTATACCAACGAACACACCACAACGGGTAGTTATGATTATATTCTTGTTCTCGGATAATGCATTTTTCATCTGTGCGATCTGACACATCAATCACAGTGCTGAAACCCAACGATGTACACAGAGCTTCCAAGTCTTGAACGAGGCGTTCAGACGTAGTATAAATACGATTGCTATTGCCCCCGTCTGTTGCATATAGTCCATCTAATATGCCTTTGCGGAAATCGTAAGATTGCGCGAAAATAGATGGGTTAAGCCCTTTTTCTGCGGCATACTTACCCACTACATATTCCCGAATAAATGTGACCACTTCTTCTCCGCTAATACGCACAGGATATACATTGTTGTAAGGTGTACCTAATGTAAAGTCTCTGTCAATATCGCAATCAGATAAAGCCTTACGCATAGCGCCTATACAATTAGTATATTTGGCTTCATTTAAAGAGAAGTCAGTTGAGTAATAAATGGCATGATTTTTCGTCTCGTTTTGGCGAATACTCCCATCTCCCAAATACATACCAATCAGAAACCCTTGTTCGTAAGTAAGATGCAAGTCGCGTTCTTTGACTGCCATTAAAGGTCGAGTATTACAAAGAATGTAATCATCAGTAGTTAATTCGCTGACTGGCACATCTCCGCGCAAAGTGGGGAAGATATGATTGTCAGTTGCTTCAACAACTTTTTTGTTGGCTGTCTCTATGCGATACATAGGACGCACAGCCGGTAATGCGATAGTTTTTGCAGACACCCAACTGCCGTTATGGAACACTGTCAGATTTCTCTTATCAGCCCACTTGGTATCATGCAATTCTTTAATGGGTATTAAACGTTCACCGTCACTGGAACGAACAAGCACTTGAGTATCGGGAGCAAAACAACATGACGCGAGTGAGTCAACACTGCCACTACGATAAGTAAAGAAACTATGCCCTTCAGCATACATTTCAGCGGCAAAATCTGCCCATTCTTGATCTACATAATTCACTCCGTCATCCAGCAAATTCATTGTTTCCACGGGGAAGGTCAGAACTTGCTTAGTGCGCTCTTTATTGAACCACTTCATAAAATATTTCTGAAGCCAACTTACGCTCTCCCAACATGGAGTTGTACCGTCAGGGAACACAAAATCTGTAAATATGCCGTGAAAGTAAGGGTCGTCAAAGTAGGCAATATTCCAAAATCATTTATATTCTATAAGGTTCGCTACACCTTATACGTTCTCTTGTGAACTGCTATACATCACTGTATAGATTAGACCATATCACTATCCCTTAGAGGGATACTCCCCATTTCCATCACCAATCGCTTGTGATGTACTCGCTTGCGCGATGGTCGTTGAACCTTCCTCAATAGAGGCTTGGCTGCTGATTGTCTGTAACGAGCGATGTTTCGCTTTATGGCAATCCGCGCATAAAGTCACTAATATCGTCTTCTTCTGTTAAACGTCTGCCCATTTTCAGAGTTCCCAGCAATTAAAGGAGTTTGCATTATTCATTACTGAATAAGGGCGCATTGTAATACGCTTTGGAAATTCCTTGCCGCTGCGGGTTGATTAAGTGAATAGACCACCTGCTGAAACGCTGCGTCTATCCTATCACAGATTGTCTTTGGTTTAATGCTATGAATCACAATCTCATTGGAGTGCTTATAGTAGTCTTCGCCAAATTCTCGTCGCAGAAAATAGTCCAAATAGGTCAAAAACTCAGGAGTGGAGACTGCTCCGGCAAATTGCGCGGCCACAGCAAACACAAGGTTTACAAAAGAGCCACAGAAAGAATCCAAATTTTTAGGTGCTTCGCTTTGCCCACCCAATGGCACAAGACCATTAAAGAGAAAGGGGTAAAGTGTAATACTGACACAATAGACACTCAAGTTTGTCTCGTCGTGTTTGTACAACAGATGCGACTCCAATCTGTCGATATATCGCTCTGCCCATTCTTCACCGTACAATTCAGATAGCTTATTCATCATTAGCAATCGATTGGTTCCAATGGCCTCTCTTTTGTATATTTCGCCAGAGAGAGTAGTGATATTTTTACTCTCTACATTGGCATTAGAATCCACCTCACTGCCGGTTGAAGCATTACTGGCTGTTTTGTACTTATTGATAAAGTCTATATATTTTTGATAGCGATTCTTGTATTCATCTACTGTCATATTCCTTCCTTTCTACTCATCACCCACTTAAAGGCTTCAGCATAAGTCATCGTTACTTGCAGAATCGGTGCAGACATAAACCCCATTCGTTTAATGGCATTCGCGTCAATCACCTTCTCGTAATTGACATTTTCTGCGGACAATTTATTAGCCAGAACATCGCATTGCGGGCATCCCTCCGTCCCATACATCACAACCTTCATTATTCAATCTCCTTCCATACTTCGTTGATATACGCCCGTGCCTCCGCTAATGTATTCACCCGCTTGATTAAATGCACGTCATCGTATTCGGCTCCGCGATTATTCCACGGCTGGTTCATACAAATGCGATAAGCGTCATGCCTGACCAAGTTCGCAATACTGTCCTCAATGATGAAATCTCCCTTTACCCATTCTTTACGGGTGCAACATACGATATTAGCCGGATCGATAAATGGGAAGTAATGCTGCAACCAACCTACCCGCAGCTCAAACAGGTCTGGTGTAATGGCTGTGACAATACGAATTTCATCACCGTCATACACCATATCTTGCAGAGTTTGGACAACCCCTTCTGCCGTGTGCAAGCTGCGCCAAAAATATTTGTTCTCCCATAGCTGGCGTATTACAGCGGCATCATCAGGTGATAAACTATCTTCTATGTGATAAGTGGTTAGGCTATTATAGTCTAATGTTTTACCTGTGGATATGGTATAAGCGTCCAGTGTGTCTTTGATCAGTGTGTTCAGCACACCGTCCACATCTACTATTACTTGCGGTCTGCTCACTCTCTCACCTTCCCTGTTTTTATATATTCGTTAAGTTGCTGATATGTAGTCTCAAATACGTCATTGTAAAAGACCACATCTGCTAATTCATCCGCATCGGCAAACATCACATCGTCGTTTGCTATACGCGCTTGAATCATTTCTTCGGTGTCTCCACGAGCTGCCATGCGCCTCTCAGCGAGGAATTTCATACACTTGAGAAGCACCACCTTTACTTTCTTTTTGCCCTTGTATCGTTCTTTGAATGTCCGTATTCCGGCAGGGTCTATAACATAAATGTCACATTGCTCCACCTGCTCGGCAGTAGCAAAATAAAAGTTGCCGTCAAACATAGTTTCTGCAACACGATTAGGATATTGGTTTTTTAAATCGTCGATGTCTTTATATGAATCCGACGCTATAAAGATGTGGCCTTGTTCGTTAGGCACTCTTGGCGGTCGTGTCGTATAGCTGGACAACTGTTTATAGCCTTCACGGTCGCATAAGGCTTGTGCCAGCGTAGTTTTGCCTACACCGCTACGCCCCATAATGAGATAAATCTTCTGTGCGTTAATCTTCCCCCTTTATGCTCCACTGTATAGCGCGAAAGCATAAATATGTCGCACTAAGTATAAAAATACAGCCGGATATAAACGACAACCACTCAACAATCTGCATCATTGCCCTCCGTAGTTAAAGCGTTATAGTCCTCTGCGCTGATTTCGATTACATTAGTGACGCGAATTATCGCCTCTTTACTAAGCTCATCAAATGTCTCCCGGAACAGCGATATAACGTGTTGCAAGGGGAATAGGGGTGAATACGAGCAGATATACGAAGCATCTGTACTTTCGTAACCGCTTTTAGAATCATAGACATAAAACTCAAAATACCAGTACCTCATTGCCTTTCCTTTCATTTAATTAGTCCCAACCCTGACAGCCACAATAATATGCGTCGTAAGGCTTGTCTGGCTGATACTCAAAGAACGGGAGATTCCATGCGCTTGCAGTGCGGTGGTCGTTGCTATAAACGCAGTGCGCTTCCCGTCCTTCCAACCCAGTAGTGTCGTCATGCAATTCACTTTTTATCTCCCAGCACATACAAATCGGACACACAGGGTCTCCTATTTCATCTATGGCAGAAGATATATGTCCACAGGTCATTAAGTAATGGGTCATTAACTCTCCTTTCGATGTAGTCCAAACCATGCGTTATATACCGCATATCGCTTCAATATTGATGTGCTGGTGACATCGGGGTTATATGCCCGCAGGGTCATAAACAACGACCTCTCTCCAAATGGACACTTGCTCATTTCGGGGCATCCACAACGGTAAATGCAATTCGGCACAAGCACATCTGCCAGTTCCGGCTCTATCTGATGCAACGTAGCCTTGAAGTCCTCCGCATATTCACGGGTCTCAGGGCTGGCTTGGTAACACAGTCGTTTACGCATAGTGTCGATAAGAGCTTGAGCATTGGCTTCGCCAGTAAAGTCCACCGGTGCGTCTTGCGGTAGTTTAGTGCGGTCAATGCCGGTGCGGTCTGTGCGCTGAGTTCTGACAAACTTCTCCCACTTATGCCGAACCCAATGGACTGAAACCCATGAGGGCATTGCCAGCCACTTCCACTTCACAATGAGGTCGCGTATAGGGCTATGCTCTGCAATGAGGATAGCCCGCTTAAACTTTTCAGACGGTTCTTTTCCTAATCCTTCTTTGCCTACCGTGGCGCGGGCATCATTTACAACCTCTACCCAATCTCCTTTGACCTTTATGATTTCTGTCTTATCTTTCATCGGCCAGTTCCTCTAAAATGCCCATTGCTTCAGCAAATATAAAACTCATTGCCATGCCGTGAAGGTTGCCATGTACCCCCATATAACAGCCCACTATACGAATCAAAGACTTAGCTATGGAAATCCAGAAATGTCCTTTACTGTTCATTGTTGGCGCGTTTGACCTCTCTTTCCAGCAATAGTTTGACCGCCTTACATATCCACCAAATTAGGTTGTTCTGCCACATATCGCGGGTGGTTTGGGTATGCATCATACCCTGTTCCATCGCTTCCGCGCACTCTATCATCTGTTCTCTTTTTGTCATACTTCAATTACAAAATCGTCCTCGCTGAGTAACACTTTAAGCACTTCGTTCTCGGTGCAAATATGTGTGTCTTTAATGATGTCCGCTAATGTGCTTGTTTCATCTGTGTTAATCCCATATACATCTATCTCGCCCGTAGTCCAAAAGGACACCACTGTGTATGCGTCAGCAATGAAATGTACACCAGCCGATGTGACCCAACCGTAAGTGTCATGCCATAATGTGTTTAATTGGTTGTTAGCGACCGCTGACAATCTAACCATTACTTGTCCTCCTATAATAAAAATTGTGTCTTTGTTTGCAGTTATATAGTGTGTTACAATGAATGATGGAGGTTGCCTTATGCCCAAACTCAAAAAACAACGCCACATGGCCGATATATGGTGTAAATCCGTGCTGGCGCAACACCCCACAGCTATGCAAGAAGCCGCGCTCTTTTGTGCCGACAAGGAACAATTTGAAGAGAAATGGCCTGACTGGTGCGGTTTACCTATGGCAGCAGCTACGGCCATTCTCACCCGATATACTTCATCACGAGCAGAAGCGGCTTATTTGGCGACAGCATCCAATAATGCGGTTGCCAAATTGACGGCGGCTCTATTATGGTCTCGGTCTAAGGGCGTGTACCAATTTGATGAGACTTTAGCTCAAACATTGATGGCGCAGCCCGTTGATGACAAACTCCCCGTTGAGAGCTTATTACATCTACCAGAATATTGTTGTTTTGTTGAATACTCTTGCGCCTTGGGCGATGTCCACTATGACGGCTTCTTTGTGTGGATGGAGTGCGATCCTTATACATTAGTGCCGGAATTGCGAATACTATTGGTATCGCCTATACATACTTGCTCTATACCCATCATACTCACGGGCGGCACTATTGAAGACTCTATGAGAGCCTTAGTCCAATCCGGCACATTACGTGCATCGCAATTCAACCTGCCATTTGTCCCCGATATGACCGAACAACGGGACATAAACTTTTTAGGTGGCATTGTTAATATGGTGCTGTATCTGGTGTCCGATAATAAGGATATACCCACCGAAACGATTAAACGATCCCGCGACCATTATGGCAACCCTAAGAATATACGCACATGGGCAGTCGGGTATCGGATAGGTAGAGCGATACGCACTTACCAACAAGCTGTTACCGCCACAGAACAACGTCAGCGCGTCAGTGGCTCTGCCAGCCCACGGCCTCATATTCGTCGCGCCCACTATCATCACTTCTGGACAGGGCCACGGAACGATGCCGCCAAGCGCAAACTGGTAGTACGTTGGTTGCCTCCCATATCTGTAAATTGGGACGAACAGGAGGATTTGCCAGCCGTCCTACATTTTGTACATCCACACGCTAAGGGATGATGGCACTTTGCAATATGTGCATGATGACTGCCGTAGTGCAACAAATATCGTTGTTAAGTTGCATCGAAGTTGGAGGAAAACACATTGTATTGTGTTAGGTTACACCTCATTGCCCCAGCAGTCCCATTCATCATGCGACTCACGAGCAAACAGCTCTATGCGCGGGGCGTAACTTACAATTTCTATCATTTCTCGCATTTGTATAGGTTTGCGACTGTGTATTGTTTTCGGCTCGTAGAATCCTGTCACACCTTGACAACGCTTATCGCCATCTATTTTGTACGGTAGACGCTTCTTTGTGGTAGCAAACAAACAATGCTCTGTTATTCCACGGTAATATTGACCAAGACCTACTTTGTCCTTCATCCATGTAATTGTGGTGATATATTCAAATCCCCACGCCTTGATACATTCAAACGCTGCCGGTAAATAGTTGTTGGTAGCCCATAGATACAAATGGCATCCTTCAGGGTCGACCAGGTCGCCTACGGGCAATGCCATAATCTCCTTTACTGACATCAATGGGTAGTGACGGTCTGCACCGCGCTTGATTCTGCCGCCCCCCTGTTCAGGCCAAGGAGGGTCGATATAAATAGTCCTATATTTGCCTTGCGGAAAATTAACTACTGCTATAATTCAACACCGCCTTTGATTTGATATGTTGTTATCCACGGTTCTTTTGTGTCCAACAATTTGCACCACTTGCCATCAATCATCTGCGATTTAGGCTTCCAAGCAAATTGGCCTGTTCGTATAATTGCACCTCGATTAAATGGGTTGGCTTGGTAGGTGTTGGTATATGTTTTGACTACTTGTATCTCGCCGGTATCCAAACTGTATAATTTAATTTTCGGTGAATATTTCGTGCTTAAATCCAGCACTAAGTAATGACCTTTAAGCCGTGGATCTTGGTAAGTGATATAACCCTGATATTTAAGCTGTGTGGTTAATATTTGAGAGACTGGCAACGGCGATGTGGCAAGTTGCTGACACACCAAAGAGAACAATTTGTCATGGTCAAGAATCTTATATTTTTTAGCGGTTTCCTTGCTACATTGTTTCAACAAATCTTCTGCGAAGGGCAGTTTGTCTTTCTTGACCTCTTTAACGCTATAAACATTTTGGTATGCTGTCCATACATCCATCAAATATCCACTCTCACCGAACTCAGTAAAAAAGCCCAACGCTATCAATGTTTCAAATTGAGTTTTATTGATCGCTGTATGTTCTCGTTGTTTGATTACATCTATAAAAGTATCAGCACATATCGACTGTAACCCCGTGGCTACTATATCACCGAAGCCGCTAAGAGTAGTAATGCCCAAATACACGATACCATCACGGCACGTTGTATCAGCCTGAATACGCCGCCAGTTGTCAAACGTCAAGGTCAATCCCATACGCTTGGCTTCCGTAATGGCTATGACAATATCTTTTAACGACCCCTTATAGGAATTGATATATGCCGTCATACATTCAGCGGGATAATGTACCTTCAGATACATGGTAATATATGCCGTCAAAGCGTAAGCATAAGCATGGGCTTTATTGAAAGAGTATTTGGCGAAGTCCAGTATGTCAGTCCACAATTGGTCTACTTGTTCTTGCGACCAGCCACGTTGCATTAAGCCGTTTTTCATCTCCGGCTCAATTTTAGCCATCAACTGAGGCTTCTTCTTCGCCGTAGCTTTACGCAATTCATCGGGGTTGTTCAACCCCGCCAAACGTCCTATATCAATAAGCTGCTCTTGGAACACGATAATGCCGTAGGTGGGTTGAAGGATGGATTGTAAATCTGGATGAATGTATGTGACCTGTTCCTCGCCATGTTTGCGCCGCACGTAATTAGATATATACTGCATTGCACCGGGGCGATATAACGCATTAGCTACGCCCAAATCATCAATGTTGTCGCATTGCATATCGCGCAAGACGCCACGCATACCAGTAGACGAAAACTGAAAGATCAATTCTGTGTGGCCCTGCTTAAACTCGTTCCACACCGCAGCATCATGTAGGTCGATATTACGAGGCGAAATGTCCTCATACGACTTACCAATCATGTCCAGCACATCCCACATCACATCTACTGTGCGTAGTCCTAAGAAGTCAACCTTAACCAACCCCAAGTCATCAGCGGTGTGCATATCTCCTTGTAGTACCCATGCGTCTGCATTTTCCGAATATTCCAAGGCATTGTAGTAATCGGCTGGTTGTGTACTGATCAAACGCCCACAAGGATGGATGCCGAACGACTTGGGCAAACCTGCAATGTGTTGTGCATAATCCAATAATTCGGGATACTGGTCTTTGTAACCGTCTAATAGCCCTAATTCAATGACCTCTTTAATGCTTTCGTCGCCTATACGCGAGGTCATTTCATTAGTCACCTCAAAGGGGATGCCCAGCACTCTACCAATATCTTTAATTGCGCCCTTAGCCCATAAATACCCAAACTGTCCCAGACAGGCCACATTGCCTTCACCGTACTTGCCGATAATATATTGCATGATATGCTCACGTTCCAGTTTGCCAAAATCGCTATCCACATCAGGGATTTTGAGTTCAGCCTTGGTGATAGAGCCATTAGCCAGCAAATCTAATGCTCCTACATCAATAAAACGCTCGAAATATAAGCCATATTGGATAGGGTCGATGTCTACTATGTTCATTAAATAAGCCAGCAGGGAACCACCTGCGGACCCACGGGCAATACCACGTCGTTTGGCGTGGGACAAATAATCATCCACCAGCAGGTAGTAACCTTCAAACCCCATTTTTTCAACAGCGTTCATCTCATATAACGCCCGCTGTTTGTACATTTGTTGCACATCGGCAGGTAGTTTGTCGAGGCCCTTTGCTTTGTAACCATCATTGCATAGCTTTTTCATGTATGCGATTTCGGTTTTATAAGGAGCAGGCACTTTATTATGCGGGATAATAGGCGCAGACAACGGATATTCAGCCGTGCATTTGTCTGCAATTTCCTGTGTGGCAGCAATCGCTTGAGCGTTGTATGCCTGTGTGCTTTCGCATATTCGTAATACATCAGCTTCGCTTTGTACGTAGCAGTCTTGATATGTTTCGCCTACATCTCGCTTTTGATTGATCTGGATAAAAATAGTGTGATACTTTTGGTCTGCCGGAGTCAAATAATGGCAGTCGCAAGTGACCACATATTTTATGCCCAATTCATTGGCAATGTCCACCAGTTGAGCATTATAGCGTTGTTGCTCAGGATTGCTATGAGACTGATACTCAATATAATAGTCGTCGCCAAACAGGAATTTATACTTATAGGCTATTTGTTTAGCCTGCAAGAGACTACCTGCTTGCAGAGCGCGTGTCAACTCCCCTGCCATGCAAGCGGACAGGCAAATTAAACCTTCGTGGTGTTGCGTGAGCAAATCAAAGTCAATACGTGGCTTGCCTTTATATTTGTGGCGCGTAGAATCACTGACTATCTTTTGTAGATTCAGCCTGCCGGTTTCATTCTTAGCTAACAGAATAAGGTGATATGCCTGTCCTGTCTCAAACCGATTCTTGCAAATATAACATTCACAACCAATAATTAACTTCTTGCCATGCTGCTTTAACATTTTGTACAGTTCACAACAACCATACATATTTCCATGATCGGTAATGGCTACTGTGTCCATACCCAATTCATCCAACTTGGTAATTAAATCGTCCAGTTGAATAGTGCTGTCTAATAGGCTGTACTTAGTGTGTAGGTGCAGATGAACCATATTATTCACTCAAGCACTTGTTACAATGGCTACATAATTGCTTACAGAAGAAAGACTTCTGCGGATTTTCGCCCATCTCCCAAGTATCAATGTCATCCGGGTCTCTGGCGTCTATCTCCGTAATGATATTGTTGACCCAATCATAAAGTTCCTGTCGGCACGTTGCGGTGTACTCCATCGGCACAAACCCCTCGGTGTACTCGGTGTCTATTTTTAATTCATTACGCGGTTTAAGGGTGTTACCCACTTTGGCGTATTTCATCATATCGTAGCGAATGATGATTTGATCATCTGGATAATAACGAGATAGCGCTTCCGCATAAATGAACAACTGCATTTTTTTATGCTTAAGGTCAGCGGCAGAAAATTTACTGCTGGTCTTATAGTCGGTAATAGTAATCACACCATCTTCCCTGCACCACTTATCAATAAAACCCCAAATAACAGCGCCGCCGATTTCCACTGCAAACACATCTTCAATATGCTGATTAGCGGCTTGCGATGCTTCGTGGAATTGCAGATAATGCAATACGCAGTTGATATAGGTTTCCTGTGATTTGGGTGTTATCCACGTCAGTCCCAGCATATCAGCGTTTTCTACTTCTTCCTTAAATCGCTCAACCGCCTTTTCATTGGTCGTATGGCCTTGGTCTATCGCTTCCGCAAGATCGTGCGCTACGCTGCCAAGATAGGTGTATACGGATTCGCCACCACGTATACCTTTAATGTATGCCCAATAGTAATTGCGAGGGCAACTTGTAAAGGTGTCTAATTTAGAATATGAAAACAACTGTGACAATCAATCACCCCATTCTATTTCAGTTTTGATAATTTGTTCTAAACGCTCTACACCTAAATCAGTAGGTGATGCTTTATCAGGGTCGTGATATTTACGCCAATCCCACCAGCCAATCTGTATGTCTAACAGCCGCGTATAACTCATTAGTTTGCGTGCATTAAGCTCTGTAACGGTCCAATCCAGCCCCACGTCCGGCAGTAGCACTATGCGCTTTGGCAATAACTCCACCATGAGTTTGCATTGTTTGTCGCTCACACGATTGCCGCCTAAACCGACAAAATTGTAATACCCATAACCCCACGCTTGCATCACCGCCTTTTCGCTCTCACAAATATAAATGGTGTCATTTACCAGATGCCGATAGTTATGGGCAAAACCATACAAGGTTTCACTGCATCGACATGGCGTGAGATACAGATACTTCGGCTCGTCATCTGCTATGTCCCAATTAGCCCGACCCTTAACACCCATCAATTCGCCTGAGCTGCTGTATATTGGTATAACAATGCGTTGAGAGTCAGGGTCGTAGCGAATATCAAACTCGTTTTGGGCTGAAATAGAAATATTGTCATCAAGAAAACGTTTAGCGAATATTTTTGGATACGAGTTCAAAATGGCGGCATCATATATCTGCGGAGGTGCAGATGAACTGCGTTTACGAGTGAGCTTATCAAACGCCCCCGCAAATATACTACTACGTTGGCTAATGCCGTAATCATCAATATTCAGTTCTCGCTTGATAAAAGAGATTACAGAGCGGAAATTAGTGTCCTTGGCGCGGATTATAAAGGAGAATAACTCGCCGGAATAAGCATCCGAAAAATCATTGACATATAAATATGGGTTGTCATCTAAGCGTATGCGAATAGATGTTTTGTTGCGGTAGTCATCATGCCCGCATCGTATCTCATTTCCGCGATTCTCGATGTGAGAAAACCCGAAATGTGATAATGTGCGTTCAATAACCGTTGGATGCGTGAGAAGCATCTCTCTAACTTCTTGGAGAATGTCACATCACCATCCCCCTTATATCGTTCCATGCTTGGGACGGCAGAGACAAGATTCCGAGAAACAACAATACTGGCCTCGGAATTTGAGCATATACGCAACTCCATCACCAGCAGAATCCTGGCCGTTACGGTTTTTATCCACAAAGAGGACGCGCCACACTGCCGTAGGGTCACACTCAAATTCTTCTTCTACCCACTTGCCGTTCTTCTGCACCCGACGAAATGGGCGAATATAAACCTTCTTATTATCGGGGTCAAGTTCCTCTTGGTACACAGAACGCATGAGCATCAAAGTTTCACAAGTTTCTTTGACCTGCTTGCTCATGGACAATGTAGAAGCATCTAACCACAATCGGCCCTGCATAGCGATACTAAGCTGCATAGATGCCAGCATGATAATATTAAACCGCTTTGCCAGTTTATCAAATTCTCGACTATCTTTAATCAGCCGCACCCACTCTTTGTCATCTTTGGTGTCAGAGAAATCGCACTTCATTGTGTCATATAGTACAGTGTCGAACCCAAAACGCAACACATATTCGCGGATTTTCTTCTTTACAAAAGTCATATCCGCATCAGGAATAGCAATAAATTTGAGTTTTCCTTTATAGGTTTTATCCCAATAATCCTGCACAACCTTAATCATGCGCTTATCTTCCTCGGAAATGTTGCCGTTCAACATATCTTTACGAGTAATCTTCATGTAGTGGAACCGTTTGTACAACAACCACACAATAACTGCCACCTTAAACACTTTGCATTTTTGCTCATTGCTGATAATCAAGACTTTGCGGCCCCGATACAGTAAGCCCATGATAATTGTAATCCAAATGGAACTTTTGCCGACAGAGCTAAAGCCACCAAGAATGTTGAATGTGCCGTCCATAAAACCGTTTAGCTGGTTGGAGAGGAACGGCAAGCATCGCACTTCCTCTCCGTTAATGTCGTCATCAAACCTGTCAAATGGCACGCCCGTTTCTAATCCGGCGCAACAGTCTTCAATGAACTGATCGTCAAACTCTATATCTTCCTCCTCAAGAGCCTTAGACGAATAGCCAGTTCCAAATGTACTGAGGCGAGATTCGTACCACTCCAACACGCCTTCGCTATCCAGTTTTTTAAACAACTCATACGGCACAATCGTTTTGCCGCTGTCAGTAATTGGCGAGATAACATTGAACCCGTTGTCATAAAGTTTGAGAACGATGTTGGCCTTATACAACGAATCCAAGAGTGCATCCCAATTCTTTGCGTTGACCACTTCGACCAGATTGTGCAGAGTCTCGTAGCCGCCTCGCTCGTTGAACCCGGTTTCCATAGTGTCGGTAATGTTGGATAAGACCGATAATTCATCTAAGACTGCAATACCCTGCGCTCGTATATGTTTGAGCAATGCAAAATAATATGTGCCGTCCTGTGTAATGAAATCATTCACCGTCAAGCCACACTCGTCTAATAAGAGCAAATCTTTGGCAATGCAGGCAATTACAGAGCCCTCAATGGTCTGTCTGCCTTCCAGCAGTTCTTTAGGGTATTTTTCACATCCGCTGATAAACTTGCCCATAATGCACTCCTATTCTATTGTTGAAAAACCTTGACGTTTTGGGGACGCTTGGTAGTGATAGCTGGAAAACTCAAATTCTGCGGCCTTATCAGGTATTACCTTTTGTTTAAGTATAAAGCTGGCCATATTGTTCCGTATGATTGCCATAAAGTATCTAATCTGCGCATATTCAGACACAAAATCCTTAGCCATGGATTTGCTCAAGTATGCTTTATTTTCTGTAATGTACTGAGACAACAGAGGGTAGTCATATTTAATGGCTACCTCCTGCATTTCTTTGTACAAAATTGAATTAGTAACATTGTATCCAAAGACCTCATTAACAAGCTGGTATAATCTATCCTTGTTGTTTGAAACCTTCTTTTTTGCTTGTTGCCAATCAGTAAATTCGGCTAAATTACAGTAATATTGATTGACTTTGCCAGTAACCACCTTGTAGGCGGTGGCTCGATCTATTTTAGCTCCGCAGGCTCGGCACTTGACTAACATCAGTCAAGCATCCCGTTGATTTCCTGAAGCACCTCAACTGCTATGTCTTCGCCCAGAGACTCGTGACCGTGCTCCTGCAAGGTGTGCTTAATCGCCAGCTTCGTGTCACGAGAAGCTGCCTTAAAGCGATTAAGTATGTTCTGTTTCAGGACCTCCACATCTATTTCATCGGTCTCCACAGGCTCAGGCACACCCGACACTTCAATGGGCGTAGGAGCGACTACGTGCTCCGACTTAGACTGCTCCATGCCGTGCTCGATGGTGGCGATAAACTTTTTAGCCATGTTGGGTTCGTCAAACACCAGATACTCTGGCACAGCGCCAGCGGCAAAACGCCCTCCGGCATCTATCAGATTAGTGCCACGGAAGTACAGCTTGCGGATTGCATCAGTAGCGTGCCGTCTGGTTTTCTTCTGACCACCGATGTCTATTTCTTCTTCTTCCAGTTCGCGGTCAATGATGCCGGTCAGCGTCATGTCAAAAATGTCGCCAAGTATGGCCTCATAGTTGGCCACCAGATTAGAAGTGAGCTGCATATAACCATCGGTCATATCGCCCTTCTGCTTAATGTTCTTATACTTAGTGTGCGCAATGGCCCACAACGTAAAACCAGCCTTATCAAGATCGCTCATATAATTCTTAACCATGCTGGCGGTTTCTTCAACACCACGATTATAGCCACCGTATGCTGCCTTAATGGAAGTACAGAGCTTGGCGGGTTTTTCCTCAACATTGTACTTGCGAATAACTTCTGCCTCAAAAATGGGGAACAGTTCATCGCAGGTATCAAAGCCTATAATCTCAATATGATGTTCACTGCCCTTGGTAGTGATTAGCCACTGCTTGAGTTCCATAAATTCTTTATAGGTATCAACGTGAACACGATTCAAATTGTCCAGCAGTTTATCGCCACGTTCTTTGCCAATGGAGATCAGCAGACCATACGAAGGGTCGTTGTATTTCTCCATGATAACATCACGGAATAGAGTGGATTTACCAAACTTTTTGATTGTGCGTATATATATTGACAGGTCTCTAATATCAGTAGAAATGCTATTGATGTTGGGCTTACAAAACGCCATTTAAATCCTCCTTAAATTATAATATCGTCCTCATCATCGGTAAACAGTTCATTCGCCAGTGCTTCAGTGTCTACCTTGTTCAGAGGGGGCAGTACAAAATCTTCTTCGTGATAGGCAGTCAATCTTGCGCCACTCAGCCAGCCACGAGCAAAGCCGGTGATAACAAATTCGCGTATGCGGTCTCCGTAGACCTGCTTGCCGCGATCACGCACCAGCTCATCCATCGTCACAGCGCCAATCATCAGCAGTTCCTTTTCATTGTCACTGAGCATATCTTCCGTCAGTTCCAGTCGCTCGGCCCCGTCTACGCACTCCACCTTAACCGCTAATTCCTTGCAAATGTTGCCATCGACAGGATTGATGGTGAAGTTCTTTTTGAGCAGTTCCGCATAAGCCTTGCTCTTAGCGTCTGTGCCAACCGGCAGAGTTAGCATAATGGGGCAAGGAATCTTCTGCTTGCGCTGAGAGTCATAATCAAAAGTATATCCGTTGATGTAATACTTGCCCTTTTCCTCCACACTGCCGTCATCAACTGCATTTTGACCAAAATTTAGGGTGATGACCGCCTCGGTGTCGTACTCGGCATCTGCCGCCGCACGCATAATGCGAGTAACTTCATAATGCTGATAGAACTTACCCTCATACTCAGTCATCACCAGATTGCCAGACACCCTGCACTTCAGATTTTTTATCGCCTCATTGTTCAGCAGCTTATATACAAAAGCGGCAAAGTCCCATTCGGATAAGAACTCATGCCGCTTGGCTTTACTCTTTTCCAGTGCCGCTTGAGCAGCTTCCAGACTGTCCACTTTGGCTTCAGCTAAAGTCTCATCGGTTACTTCGCCGTCCTCCACAATACGCTGAAGCAGTTTACGCTTACCCATTTCTTCAAGGTCAACAATGAATTTGCGGAAAGGTGCTACTTGGTCGATGTTGCTCTGCAAAGTACGGTCTTTCCACGGTATTTCAATCGGTTCGCCCTTAACACGCTTACCTGCGTCATCAACTGTGCCAGGGGCAAATGTTTTAATTGTGCCATGACCATCTTCCCAACTACCGCCTTTGATTTCACACATGATGCGGTTTGTACCGGCAACGGCGTTAAACTTGAGAGTGCGGTTAATCCAACCGCTATTAAACTTCTTTTCCTCGTAGGGTTTAAACTTATCGGTCTCTTTACCAAGTGCAATGTTGGCAATAAAGCTAAAAGTGTTCAATCAAATACCTCCTGTTAAAAATTGAAAGGGTTCCCGAAAAAGGATATGAGGTCCAACAGACCATCGTTATCATGGTAGTCTTTATTGTATTGGCGACGTAGTTCATACGCCTTCTTATCAGCCTCCTCTACTTCTGCCCAGCGTTTTGCCCGCTCATCACCCAGCCGTTTACGTTCAGCTTTCTCATTCTTGTCCCTTTCTTCTGCTTTCAGACATTCTTCTTCACTGTCAAACATCTGATGCAGGGCCTCCGAGTAGTAATAGTGTTTCATTGCCTAATCCTTTCTGTATTTATTTACAATTTTTAATCCTCGCACCATACAGCACACAACAATTTATATAAATCTTCTAATGTGTGCAAGGGTATTGGAGTGCCGTCCCCCCATGCAGCTTGCAACTCGGTATTACGACCCCAATCTTTTTCAAAAATAAAATATTCAATCCATTTATCCGTGTCGTGCATGACGCGCATTAGCATATCAACAGCAACATGAGCGCAACCGCCTTGCGACCAATCCCACACCCAGAGACCGCACGCATTAACGGCGTCAAGCCTATCAAACCATGCTTTAATTTCAAGCATGACTTCTTCAAACTCTTTATAAGTTAGCAATATTCACTTTTCCTTTCTGGGCAAAAAAAATATAAATTAGAAGTGCAACGAACAGATACACTATATCATCGGGTATCCGCAATAAGTGGTTGAAAATCCGCTCTCACCGGATTCCGTCAATACACAGCTCAGGTTGAAAACCTGAGTTCGAACCATTATTACAGTTCCTGCTTCCTTAACAGATAACTATAGATACGATAAAGCTGTATCTCCCCGCCATAGCTGTCTCCACAGGCTTCCGTTCCGAGGACCCTCCCCGTACAAAATATCGTTTACAGTTACTTATGTTGACAAAAGACGTAAGCCTTCCATCTTAATGTTGATTGCTGCATTTAAGTCTCTGTCACAGACCATCCCACATGCAGGGCATTGATATACCCGGATCTTTAACGGCATGTTCTGCTTATAACCGCAGCAATGACAAAGCTGGCTTGATGGATACCATTTGTTAATAACGGAAAAATGCTTGCCACGCTCTGCTAATTTATAAGCGAGCATAGTCTGAAACATCCCATAACCGTTATCCATCGTGGCCTTTCCATTACCAAAGCCCTTATTGGATATCGCCTTCATATCAAGGTCTTCTATACATACAGCATCATACCGATTGGCTATCTCAGTGCTGAGCTTTTGCAAGTAATCCCTTCGCTGATTCGCGATATGCCTTGACTGCCGGTTCAGCTTACGAAGCTGCTTCATAAAATTCATAGATTTACGTTCACCCTTACGGGAACCATGTTTCTTTGAAAGTCTGCGTTGCAGTTTCGTCCGCTTACGCTGCGCTTCCCGATAAAAATGAGGTATATCCTCTATATGACCATTAGAATCCATAAACAGCCCATCTGATTTATAATCAAGACCGATGGCCTTTTCTACGGATGGTTTGATTGTCTCTACATCCGGTACTTCTTTTTCATAGCAGATGCTTACATAGTATCGTCCGTCTGTGTCATGGCTGACCGTTGCATAACAAAGCTTTCCATCAGGAATCCGGCTATCGGAAGTACGAATCCATCCAAGGCACGGAAGCTTTACTTGATGCGGTTCAACGCAAATGACGCTTACATTTGTTGTCGTATAGGATTGTTTGCCACTCTTGCTGTGGAACTTTGGATATCCACCCTGTTTGTGAAAGAATTTTTCAAATGCGGTATTCAACTGACGACAGGCATATTTAAGTGCCTGTGAATCCGCCTCTTTAAGCCAGGGCAGATAACGCTTCATCTCAGGGAGGAGATTCTGCATTGCGTAGTAATTAAGATGTTCCTTACGGCGCTTATAGATCACATTATTCCGTTCAAGCATCTTGTTATAGATGTATCGGCAATGACTAAGCGTTACGTCTATCTTGTGACGTTGCTCATCATCAGGATATATTCGCATCTTGATTGCCCGATTAAGAACCATACATTACCTCCTTTCAACCACTTATTAAGGAAACCGGATTTTACATGATTGACATTGTCAACCACTAATTGCGGTTGGCCATATCGTCTTCTTAGTGCAGTGGATAGGGGCCTACCCGATACTCACCACACCGTTGGTGTCTATATCGCAGTCAAAGGTCAACATATTAACCTCATACATATCGTCATCTTCATCATACGTCATATCAGAGGGCGCAAGAAATGTCCAGATAGATACCGGCGCATCAGCGGGGAATTGGCCGAGAATGGCCATAAGCTCATAAACTTTCATTCTACCTCCATCATATAGTCGTCAAGATTACCTTCAGAATCCAACCATTTCAACAGCATAGTACATTTGGTGTTTGCCACGCCTTCCATACACACCAGGCTACATGGGCAATATTCGCACATATTAGTACAATCAGTGATGAACTTCACCATTTCTTGCTTGTTCAGGGATATAATTTGCTCGTATCTGGTCATGTTACCTCCTCGTTAAAAGTCACTGCAAAAAACCATTTGTTTGCAACACGGGCATCTACACTGTACACTGATGCCATCATGTATATAGGCTATTTGTGAACACATCTCATATTCCGATGAATCGGCTTCAAACTCACAGCCGCACGATGGACAAATGAATCGCTTAACTTTTTTTATCAATTATACCCGCTCTAAGTATTTTCATTAGCCAAATCCTCCCAATCAATTTTCTGTCCACACATATCACAATATTGTTGATACTCGTAGTATCCCGGTGTTGTACGAGGAGCGCGAATATAACTTCCACAAACCGGGCAACCACAGTGCATGAAGGGTTCATACATAAATACAAGAGGCTTCATTGGAATGGTTCGCATTATAGCTTTAGCGACTGTCGGAATATCCTCGGCACTAATAGTACATTCCGTTCCTATGATTTCATTACTCCATAAGTGTTTACACATTTCTTCATTATTCATTTACGCCCTCCGTCAGTTACCTTTTTAGTGCGACAACCTTCTTAAACATCGCTTATATCATCATTGATCGTTACCGCAATCGCTATAAGTAACGGAGTACCAGTAAACAGCGTTGTAACCCCCCATAATATGTTGCCAGTGAATATACCTACGAATATCGGGCCCAACGGTGCTACGATGTATAGCACAATAACGAATATATAAAGGGCTATATCACAAAATGTTTCCGCTACATTTTTCAAAAAGTATTTACACTTTAGCATTTAGTGTCTCCCTATCATATCGTGTGAGATTTATTGCACACAGATACTGCAATTCCTTTTTCTCATAATTGGTCCGAATATCATTAGCCAAATAATATATGGGACAATTTTCACACTCGTGAGATTCACAATACTGTATAGCTTCTATTACAGTCATACATCCTCTCGCAACGCATCCATCTGAGCTTGCAGTTCTTGCATCCTATATCGACCAATAGCTGCCTTCATTTTTTGACGGAACTTATCGTATCCAGTGTGGAAGTCGTAAGAAAACCTCAACCCATTCTCCAAGGAAAATACATACTCGTTGTTCATATCGCACCAATCTATCGGATCATAGCTTTTGACCCATATTAAAAAGTCTTGCCACACTTCATCTGGCTCTTGCTCATAAGCGTATTGCGAACCAGCAAAATTCAAACGTCCTATACCGCCGCAATTAAAACAAATATACCATTTAGCTATCTCAGGCTGTGCGTTTGTAGTTGTATTCACTAAATGCCACTGATGGTCAAAATAGAAATTGAAATCCATAGGACATTTATTAAACTTCACCTGTCCTGTGCTTACTGTTAAATCTGTCCACGGAACATGACACTCTACCGCCACAGTTAATAGTTGTATGGTCTGTTGAACATTCCGATACCCATACTTTTGGTACAATGTGTCTGAGTCCTTTAGTATTTGACGCGCCGTTTGCAAATCCTTCTGCAATTCATTCATTATTTACCCCACTTCCCTTCTTTAGTCTGCTGTTGAATATCTGGTATGGCCGGGTTATTTGGTACTCGTGCGCTATACACTTGGTTCTGTTGTTTGGCTACAATCTTCCGTGAATCTCCTTTAATCTGTGCTAATTTAGATGCCAAAGTGTTTTGCGTCTGAGTAAAATCATACAACCCTTTTAAAACTTCGTTTTCTTCTTTAGCCTGTCGCCTGCGGATTCTGGCCTCACGTAATAACTTATAACACGCATACCCATCACGAGCATTCTTCGGATTGGACAATTCTATGTCATGCAGAATGTCTTGAATTTCATCATTGGCTTCTTTGTATATATCCTCATTCAATCTATACCGTTGTTGCACATCAGTAAGAATACTGAGAATAGCGTCAATATTACGTTCCGCTAAATTCTCCACAAGGGCCATCACCTACCTTTCAAATTTCGCTACTGGTGCTCAAGGCGGGATTTGAACCCGCAAGGCTTTTGCCGACAGATTTTAAGTCTGTTGTGTATGCCGTTCCACCACTTGAGCGTGATGCCCGTCTTTCCGAGCTGCCACAGGTCTGTTCCCTGTTGCCAATTCTATTGAGGGGGTTTAATGCGGTTGCCCGCTGGCTGAGGTGGCAGGATTTGAACCTGCGTGTGTCAGAGTCAAAGTCTGATGCCTTTACCACTTGGCGACACCTCAATGCAATGGGCGGTTTGCACCGCCCTAAATTGTTGTTTGATATTGCATATACTGCGATATGCGTGAAAGCGGTGAGCGTGGCCTACCCACGAATCAACCGACACCCGAATGTCGTCTAAACTCATTCGACCCGCCGCTAACCATCGAGCGAATTTCTTTAATTTGCGCCGCATAGTTGTTACTGATATTGGACTAAGTTTACGCCACACACCGCCATATTTGTTTAAGACATACAGCCCCTTTAAGAAACTCACACCGTTACTCAGCTTGGCAATCTGCGTCTTTTTAGGGTTTAACTTAATTCCCAACTTATCACATTCGGCTTGCAACTGATATAAACACAAAGTTAAATACTGCTTACTTGGATGAATCATATACCCATCATCCATATATCGCGCATAATATTTGATGCCCAACTTTTCTTTCACAAAATGGTCGATACGATTAGGGAGTGCTAAGGCACATATCTGTGAGACTTGACTGCCCAGCCCTAATCCTTGATCACCAAATTGTTTGATAAAATATTCGGTTTGCCGGAGCACATCTTGATCTGTGATACAACGGCGTAACTCCTGAAATACCGCCGCATGATTGGCAGAGTCAAAGTATTTAGAAAAGTCAAACGTGAGTACATAACCTTCATTTGTACCATACTTATTATAGTATTGATGTAAATGTTTGACAAGGCGTTGCATCGAAAAGTCAATTCCCTTGCCTTTCAGAGATGCCCCGTTATCGTAAATGAAGGTGCTACTAAGAAGTGGTATCAAAGCATAATCGCACAGACAACGTTGAATTACCCTTTCCGAAATATGAACACTGCGGATATATCGCGGTTTGCCGCGTTCAATCAAATCAAATTCTACAAACCCCTTACTGCGATATGTTCCGTTTAACAGGCGTTGCCTATCGCAGTAGATATTGTCCAGCGCATTAGCCTTATACTCCTGCACGCTGCACTTCCAACCTACGCCCTTGCGCGACGCCTTCCATGCTTTGTATAAGTGCTCCATTGAGAAAATCTCATTAAAGTTACCGACAGCTGCATTGCGCTTAGTGCGTTGTGCTGCTCGGTGCTGTTTGCGGCGTTGATACCGCAGTTCATGCCGTTCTTCGCTTGTCATAAAAATCCTTCGTATGGCTATAACGTGTTGCAGCCACATAGTTGCGACCATGAAAACAGAGAGAGCACGTATCATCTGTCCATGCAAGCAGCGTCCGGTCGCTTTCATCAAAGAATCACATTTACCCTTACAGGAAGGTCTTAGGCTCCTTCTATTTGTTGTACTGAGTTCGCTTCTAAAAGAAGTTAATACGTCGGACATAAAATGGAATCCCAGCGCCACGCCATTCGAGTTATTGGCATTGTCATTGTTCGCGCTCCCAGATGTGTTGACCATACAAAAGTTATTGGAGTTGTTGACATTCGCGGAGCGTAGCCAAACCGTACAAGCGGAGCAAATGCTATACAGCCTAAAACCTAAACACAATTACAAGGAAGTCTTACCAGCTTTTTGTTTAAGGAAACGCGCTTTGTCAGTTTTTTTTAACACCTTGAATCAATTCCATTTCCTTATGGATCATAGCTATCCATGCTTCTTCGGCGTTTAAAGAGATAATGCAGTCTTCGTAAGCTAAAGTAATTTCATCATATAGATTTTGCAGGCATTGATACGCCTTGTTCAAATAACGGGTGCGCTCATCAAGCTGGGCTTGGTTGTTTACATATACACCATTAGCGGCACGCACATAATTGCAGCAATGCGCCGCTAATTCGTTGATTCTGGCCCCGCCATAAAATGTGCGACGTTTAGGAAATTTTAACGCCTTAGCACGGCTATACCGCCACAAATCCATGGCAGTATCTAAAAACTGTACATTACTTTTCTTACGTTTGCTTGCATATACTGACATTGTTTGTTCCTTTCATATTTTCGCCTGCCGTTGCTTCCCCTAACGGGGAAGTCAACGGGGGATTAAGGCGCTTTGCAAGCGCCTATTTCCGATTAAATACAGAAGCCCAGCGCCACGCCATGCGAGTAATTGGCACTGTCACTGCTCGCGCCCCCAGACGCGGCGACCATACAAAAGGCAGAGGAGTAGCCGACACACGCGGAGCGCAGCCAAACCGCACAAGCGGAGCCGTTCTGTGTAAAGATGTTACTACTCCGAGTGTACTTGACACCCTCTTGCGTGCCGGAGTAAGAAGTTACACCCAGAATTTCATACTCAGACCCCGGCCACAGCCTATCTGATGTAGGATTTGCGCCCTTATTATTTACCTTATTAACAGCCTTAATGCCGTTCGTTGCCTGTAATTCTGCGGGCAACAAAGTGAGATATGAAGGTACAGTCGTAGAACGCATCCGAGACGCACCCCAGCCACCCTCATTTGTGTTGCTACTATTCATCTGAGCGCTGGCAGAAAAGCACTGCTTCATAAAGAAGGTTGCCGCAGCCTTACCGCCTGTGCCGCCGCCATCAGTACGAGCATCGGTACGTACACCGCATAATTCAACCGCAACAGTTTCAGAACCAAACGTCACATTCTTGGCCGCTTTAAGTGTAAACCCATTGAAATTCGTTATCAATTCACCGCTATTACATATAGAAATGATTTGTTCCCACGTCAACGCCGAGAACGGACTATTGGTACTGAATAACTGCCACACACCCGCCACTCCGATATAAGCGTTGCAATACACCCATGTCGAACCGTTATACTGCATTGTGAGTCCGGGAGTCAGAGTTAAATTTTGTTCACCGGCCACATTAAGCTGATAGCCGCCACCATCTACTGTATGCACCCACAAATCGCCATTAGCGGGTTCAGCGGGCTTGACATAAGAAAAATAAATCGTTTCAGGTATAGTAGCAGTTAATACTACTACCTGACCATCAACGACTGCGCTGGGGAGCAAAGAAGCTATTTGTATATCAAAGGATACCCCCCCCCCCCCCGATTTTTTGTTACATACCATATTAAATAACATGAAATTTTTTAATCCTCCTTTATTTGTTCGAACGACACAGTGACCGGCATACGCCAACCGGTCTGACTGGCGTTTAATATGGCCGTTATGAAATTCTTGGCTAACATGTCTTGGACCGCAGGCTGATTAAGCTCCGCTCTAATCATAGCCGAAAAGGCTGCTTGATTATTGTCAATCATTGTGGCTATTTCCTTAGACACAGTATCTTTGATAGCATTAGTTGCCAACCACCGCAAATACGGTTGCGCCCGATATGAACTCGAAGAACATGGTTCACCTCTTTCATTTACCGAGCTGGCGACAACCGCCCGCACAGCTTTGCGCACTAATTCAGTTTTATCGCCCAACGCATCAGCGATTGCTATGCACACAGCGTCGCTTACATTCTTTTCTATCAGAGCCTTGTCTATTTCAATGCCCATACTCAGTTTTTCAGTTGCCATTCCTCATCACCTCCTTTTAAAACGAATAATCGTTTATCCATGACTCTATCCACAAACGCGCATCCTCCTTCTCCATGAAAAAATGAATACCGGTAGAACATTCGTTCCATCTGTTTGTATCATAATCGTCAACTTGAAGTGTTTGCCCAATTGTATACATAAAAGCATAATTATATACACTATGGATCGGCACTGTATTGGGAAGCTGTTGACCATTAGACAAGGTGTAAGCATCTAATACTATCGCCTTATTGCATCGGCATTTTCGAGTAGTTGCGCTACTTCTGTATGCATCGGCTGGAATTTCAAGTGTAACCAATACGGGGCGTATATGCAGCTCTGGATCATAGCACCATGCCCCCTTGTACCCAATAAAGCTGCCGTTCATGGGACATTGAGGACGATAATAAAGCGTCTTATCATCAACAATCGCAGTCTCTAAGCCACAGCAAAGAATAAATTTGCAAGTATACAAATTCGCATCGCACAAATTTACTTCTTGCAAATCACAGTGTACAAATCTCACCCGCCTCGCTAATATACATCCTGTGAACACCGCCTTAGTGAAATTACACGCTACAAAATCACACTTGATAAAAACACAATCAATGAATTGCACATAACGCAAATCTTGATGGGAGGCGTCTATATTGCTTATCACACAATTCCGCAATACTAATTGCTGGCCTTGACCGTTCTGCTCTATCCACAACCGATGCTGGCGCACGCGATCTTCAAATTGAACAACATCTATTACGACCATATATTCTCTCCTTACGCTACTAAAGTACACACCTTATCCTTAACGTGCAAAGCAAGCGGAACGAGTTCGCTAATCATTTCCTTTATATAATCATTATCACCAGCTTCAGCATTAAGATTTAAGGTTTTAGAATTAAGATAGGTTTCCAATTCGGATTTGGTCGTACACAAGAACTTTTTAAGCCCACCCATAGTATATGACGGCATAACAGGTTCGGCAAGGGGTGTCGGCTCTTGTTGCGCCAGTTCCCTTTCCAGCCGCTTGTTCTCGGCTCGAAGATTAGTCAATTCCCGCATTTGCTCAGAAGTCAAAGCATTGTCCTCCAACGCTTCTGTTTGCTCTAACAACTCTTGAATATACCCGTTAGCCTCATTGATCTTCTGTTGCGAATCCTGCAACTTGCACTTCAGATTATAATTTTCGCTGTTAGCCTTCTGGTAGTTCTCGTAAGCCCGTCTACAATCTTCTTGTAGTTTATCTATTTTGGCAACCAGTTCAGGATCACCCTTCTGTTTAAGCTCAGTAATACGGTCATCCAGTTCGTTATTCTTCGCTACAATCAAATTAAGCCTATTGGCAAGCGACGCATTAGTACCTTGCCATTGCTTTTCCTTTTGCTCCATTTCAACTTGCTGTTGCCGTATCTGACACAAATATTTGTCAGTGAGCTTGGCTGTGATACGCTCCTTCACCGGCAGAGCATTATAAAGCTGCTCCTGCTCGTCCTCTGATAGCTTGCCTATGATACGTGAAGCGACGCTGGCAGATACATTGCCGGAATCCAACAGCTCTTGCCAATCTGGGATAAGATCGGACAAAGATTTGAATTGCCTATACGAAGCATAATCAATACCGGCAGCTTTGCAAGCCTCCTCTGCTGTCACAGGTTCACCCGAAGTTGTTACATTGTCACAACTTTTATGTTTACCACCTCCATCTACCTTATATATACGCCGCAGCTCATCCACCCGATGTACTGCTTTCAGCTCACTGCCGCCTATATTGCCTCTCTGCCGCACATTGGTTTCTATCAAATCCTTGATGACCCAATCTTCAGCACACCTACCATCGTGGTTGTCATAGTGCCTAACCTCACCAAGTATGGTGACAATTCCCAATTCCCTGCAAGCCCGCACTCGCTGGTGGCCGGACACAATGATTAAGTCCTGCGTAACCACAATAGGCTCAATAACCCCACTGGTTTTTATGCTTTCCTTAAATTCTTCCCATTTCTGTCCACTCATTTCATCAAAGAAATACTCGTTTTGCGGATGCGCCTGCAATTTGCTAACTTGTAATGCCTGCATTATTGTTTCCTCCCACGATATTATTTTGTGATGTGTCTGTAATTATATCTTTATAGGATACTTTAGTCAACAAGTGATATGCTAAATAACCCCTTGACAAAACCCAACAACCTGATCTACCAGTGTTTTTCTGTATACAAATCTGTGATAGTGACGTGCAATGCCCGCGCAATAGCCACCAAAGTCGATAGTCGCGGGTCTTCCATATTGTTTTCGATACGTGTAATTGTAGACTGACTGACGCCTGACTTCTTCGCCAGCGCCGCTGTTGTGATATGACGCTCTGTGCGTATTCGCGCCAACCGACTTATTATCATAGGATGTAGTATGCGCTCATTACCTCCATCTCCATACTACACCCAGCGGCAATGCAAATTCGCATTAAAAAAGACCGGCAATGCCGATCTAATGTTGATTCCCTATGGATTTTACTTTCGTATGGGCTGGCCGTTTTCGTCAAATCGCTCAGGGAAGAACCTCTTATAACCTTCCAAGGTTAGATTCCACTTTGACATTGCAGGCCATTTAGGATTTTGAATGTCTTTGCAGAACTCTTTGTGTGCCTCGATAAACCCGATAAATGGATTGTGCGTATAGACACTCCAATTCTTGTCCCAACTCTGTTCACTCATTGGCATAAACCCGTCTGCCATTAACTCCCTATCGGCCATACCAGCGGCGTAAGCTTGCTGCAAACAATAGCTACATTTCAGGTCTTCTTGGAACTTTTCAGGAACCCAGCTAAAATCGTCGTCAGCAAACCGAGATAAATAAACCTGTTTCCGTATATGTGCCTCATAGACATCCTGACGGCGCAGCAATCCTCGGTGCTCTGCGTCCTGTGCTTTTCTTTTTTGATCCTGTTTGGCTGAAACAGCGCCAGCGCCCAGCATAGCACCAGCCACCACACCCCTTATTACACGTTCGCCAGATGATTTGACCTTTGGATTGAGCATACAACCGCCTCCTTTACATTACCGTGTCTATTGAGTCTACAATTTCATCCACTGAATTATCAAGCGTGTCTATGTTTAGTAAGATGTCTTCCATGCTGTCTACTCGATCTTCCATTTCATAATATCTGTCTGATTCCTGCAAATTTTCTGGCATACAAAGCATACAATCTTCTTCTTCGCCCTTAGCGTCCTCTACAATGTCATACGCTATTTTAATAGATTCCTGTGCCTTGCGGAGTATAGCTTGTGCGTTTCTCAGATTTGCTCTGCGCTGATTATTCATAAAAATGCCGCCTTTCTTTTGATTTTACCACGAAGTACGAACAAAGTCGAGAAAATTTTGCGCTTGGGTTTTCGGTGCGTGCCACACACCTTTATTGTCCCCCATCTTAGGGTCGTAACCCACTGTATACAGCGCTCCGCTCTGGGTGCGTTCAAACCCACCCGCATCCCACGCTATAAGCAAATCGCCCTTCAATAACTGTGTGACCGTCCCCACATTATTATGCTGACCTTTGTGAATAACTCTATCTCCGAGCTGCATATACCCTCCTATCCGGCAATCGAGTATCCCGCACCCGTTTATTGCCATGCGTTTTTAGTTTGTTTTTGCCTATCTACTCATTCAATGAAAGAGGTTCCGTTTTAGCCAACCGATCTATCTACTGTGATACGCCAAGTCCAATTTTCAGTGTCCAGTTATTCAAATTCGACCGTAGAATTAACCTATTCCCGTAGCCAGATGGTTTTCTCCTGTTTCTTCAGAGATGTCAGGTCTTTGTCTTGCATGAATCGTGTGGGAGATTTTTCTGTTTCCCTGTATGCTTCTATTCGCTGCGCAAGATAGTGATTCCATACAAAACGACAACATCCAAATGTCCGGTGTATCTGTTGTGCTTGTGCGATATTAGGATAGATACGGAATTTGTAGCTATATTCCATTTCAGAACCTCACACATTTTTCTGGTGCTCTATGTACTGCTTAATGGCTGACAATAGCGCACCGCCAACAGCAGATACACAAAAACGGTGTGGCTTATATCCCCATAGTTAAAGCAAGGGGCTTTACGCCACTTATGATAAAAACACCGGCTATTTGCCAGTGTTGTTTTAGTTTCATTTTGGATTCCTTGTGGATTTAGGTTTGTTAGAATTTGCTATTTCTCGCTCATTTCCGTTAATTCTGCATCACCCAGACGCGATAATCAGTTGCAGACATTACAACCCAGCCGCCATCAACCTCAACTACCACTTCGTCACCACGACAGTTTTCAAGCGCCTCGTCATACGTGTCATAATGTATCATTGTCATATCCTCCTCTCTTATATGGTTGCTTGTGCCTTACTCAATGTTATCTATGGCTCTCCACTCATTGTACAATTTGCTTCCCCACTGGCCGCACAACGACCACTCCCGATTATCTATCCAATATTTTGCATCAGTATGAGTTTGTATAATCCATGTTATGTAGCGCAGCCCCGTGTCGGTGGGTTCGCGGGTCATCAACTCATCTATTTTTGCTTTGCGGATTGTAGTTGCCCACGCCACTTGTTTCGGCGACCCGCTTAATTCAGGCCAGCCCACTGCTCTACTCTCCTGCGCCGCCTTCTCGTTGGCCCCCTCCCGCTCTGCCTGTTGACGGGCTTTGTAACATTCGGAGCACTCATCATAATGCTCAATCGCCCACTGCTCCCACTCATCGGCATCACGGCGATTCCGGCAAATTTTAGTTGCTGTATAGACTTTTCCGCAAGTTTTGCAAGTACATTCCGCTGTTGCCTTTGCCATTTTTCTATCCTCCCATGTTGCTATACGATAACCGTTTTATCCTTCGCACCTGATTGCACTGGCGTTATATTGTTGTTTGTACCAATCCGCATAGCGCATAATATTCAGCACGTCGTCCTTAGTTAGTGGCGATGCAAATTCCTTGGAAGATACAAAATCAAAACAACCATCACCTTGCTTACGATACCATATTTTCATTCCATTATCTACTCCATACGGATTCAGCAAACAAATATACATATTATACCTCCCAACCAATCAATTATATCCCCAATTCCTAAAGCACGCCACGGTAGTACCACTTAGTATGTTCCTTAACGACCTCCGGCAGCGGCGCACCGTTTTGATAATGATGTCGCTGGAAGTCCTATCGTGGAGTGAAACATCTTTTCATTTGCGTGTATCTTCCTTTGACCATGTATTCCAATCTTCATACAATTCATTTTCCTTCTTCTCTTGTTCTGCTATTTTTTGCGCTTCTTCATCAGAAATCACGCCGCAACCTATAAGCGCACATAGAAAACTCAAAAATATCACACCATAACAACCCCCAAAAAACAGTATACACGCTCTATCGTCTTCAGGGACAATAAAATATAACAGCAATAAACCAGCACCAACAATCACAAAAAACTTCGCCCAACCCTTTAAATCTTGATCAGTGAATGGCTGTTTATCCATCTTCTATTCCCCCTCATTAAATTCTTCTCGTAACGCTTCAGCAAACCCCCAATCGTATTGATCGGCGGTTAATCCACAAATCTCGCACACTTCTTCTTTGTCTATACCAATATAACACAGGGTAATCGCTTCACTGCTATGCCCTAATTCCTTACATAGCATTGACAACGCTCTGTACCCACGCTCTCGACTGAGCGCATTAGCTTGTGTGTAAAATTGATATGCATACGTTTTCCTCAGTGTGTGCGAACCGTACAGCCGTGTGTCCAACCCTAATCTCTGCGCTGCTGGACGAATAATATTATCATTCAGACTCTTACGTAATATGTGGCCGGTGCTATCTTGGCTCCAAAACAAATAGTCGTTTGAACCAATTTTTAAATCCTCCACGTATCTGGCTACCATATCTGCCAGTCTGCTATCCAATTTAATCTCTCTGCCTTTATTTGTTTTCTGTTCAATAACATATAGCGCATCGCGGGGAGAACCGTCAGCTTTAAGGAATTGGTTCGCCTTTAATTTTACCAAATCCCCAGCTCGAAGTCCAATGCTAATTCCCGTGCGGAACAACACCCCATTTCTATACGCTGTCTTTTTTCTCGATGCGTTTAACAATGTTTGCTCAAACGCATTGATTTCCTCCAATGTTTTCAGCGGCACTTTAGTATGTTTACTTTTAGGCACATACCGTTGTTTGGTGGTGCGTGGCGTAGGTATCAAACCGAACCCGCACTGTCCGCAAAATTTGTGGTCGCCATCATTTTCATATCCGCACTGAGGGCAAATCAAAATCCTCGACGGCGTTACAATTCGTGGTTTGAACTCTAAAACAGCCATGCGTTTTTACCTCGTTTTTCCTGATTGTTTACTGTGTTTGAAAGACCCTTCTTTTTGGTCGTAGGATTTATCGTCTCAGATATGTTAAGTCCATTTTTGTGACACTGGACACTGCAAAAACAGCGTAGAATTGATGTTACTCTGTCGGTGATACATAGTTTCGCTTAATAGCGGCTTCAACCTCTGTATAGAAGTCAAACGAACTTAGCAGACATCGTGCAGCCTTGTCTACATCCTCATCTATTGCCTCCATTAAGCCATACAACTGTTCTTCTTCATCAATGACTATCAACCTCTTACCTTCAAGATACCCCAGATAGTTGGCGACACTAATCAGATTTAATTCACCCATTTTGAACGTCATCTCACATTTTCCTCCTTGCCTATTTTACCATATTACTCTTACCAGACGCAGCACTTTTTCGAAACGCTTTCTGATTCCTTATGGATTTTGATATGTAGCTGCCCACAAGCTAAACTCTGCCCACGTCATATTCGCCCAAACATTGTCAATTTGTACCGTGATTTCATTAGGGCCGCACTCCCGTACAGCTTCTTCCTGCGTGTTGTACTGTTTCATAGCTTATCCCTCCTTTTCTAAATTGCACCAGAAATCATCGTCCGTGAATACCATTCCATCATAATATTCAAACAGTGTTTCATCTGATATGCAATCCGGCGCCTCTGCCAAATCGTCCCAATATGCAGGCTCGTCCGATCCCTCCTTCATCACACAAATATAGCTCTGTTTAAGTTCATCTAATTCCTCACGAGTTAAGTCTTGAACAACACGAATCATTCTGCATCCTCCTTTCCATAACACTTAGGGCATACAACAGCGTCGACGATCTCCTGAGAGAAAGTAAAAACAGGGAGCTTTCGTTCCGCTGCTCCTGCTGTCATCAAGCTCAACTGCCCGTCAATGGACGGCAGCGGCTTCA